AACACTTCCTTTGCCAGATCAATTCCAATTGTCGTAATTTTCATGTCGGACGCTCCTCTCTAGTTACAGGGTTTTAAACAACACTACTTTGGCACCTCGTTGCCATTTAGGGTAGTGGGCGTCCATTCCATTACGATTAACCTCCCGCGCCGAGTGCAATCCTTTCGCACGGTACGATTCAATCAATTGGCGATCCTCGTCGGTGAGATGCAATTCGGTTTGGCGCATGATCAACTCCTCGTGGCAGGGTGGATGTGCGTCAGTATAATGATGTTTTGTTGTTTATGTGTTGTGATACTAGTGTTCCGAGTATAGTGATTTGAAATAAAATAGGAACCATCATGGCCCCCCATATTCTTTCTGTCAGCTTTCTTGAAAATAATTACTGGCAAGTGAGTGTGTGATGAAAATAACTTCAATTGGCGTGGATGAATTATCCCATTGATTCTGCTGACTGTTGTTCCTGGAACACAAGTGGCAATTCTCCTTGAGATAAAATATTAGTCCCTTGCGGGGAATGTATGGTGGTTAACTTGGTGACGCGTATTCCGAGTAATCGCAGTTTCTTTTCCAGTGGCACACGCCGCAAACATTCTCTCGCAGCATGGCGTATGGATGAGTGATCAGCAGTGAATGTAGTCAAGGTGATATCTCGTGTGACAGTATGGAAATCCTCGAAGCGCAGCTTGATGCCAATGGTGCGCCCGAGGTAGCCTTTGCGCTGGAGATCCTCTGCGATGCGTATGCACAGGACAGTGAGTATTTCTGATAAAACGGCGCGATCATGACGTGGATGAAGATTGCGCTCAAAGGTGGTCTCCCGACTAATCGATTTGGGCTCGGAGCTAGTGATGACAGGGCGGTCATCAATTCCATGAGAAGCTTCGTATAACCAGGTTGAGTAGCTGCGACCAAAGTGAGTCTGAAGGAAGCCCAACTCGGCCTGTGCCAGCTCAGCAATCGTCGAAATACCAAGCGATGCAAGTTTCTTTTCTGTTTTAGGGCCAATTCCATTGATTTTACGCACTGGTAATGGCCAAATTCGATTTGGAATCTCGAACATGTCAAGAATGGTGATGCCATCGGGTTTCTCAAGACTTGAGCAAATCTTCGACAGCAGTTTGTTTGGTGTAATACCAATGGAGCAGGTGAGGCCAGTGGCGTCGAATACCGCTTGCTTGATCCGTTTTGCAAGCGTCAGGCTATCGTCGGGCAGGCCACTTAGATCAATATAAATTTCATCTATGCCAGAGTCTTCGATCTGTGAAGCAATGCTTGCCACGGCCGCCTTGAACAGCCGCGAATAATGACGGTACGCATCAAAATCAACCGGCAGCAGAATGGCATCGGGAGCAAGCTGCGCTGCCTTCATCATGCCCATAGCAGAGAAGATGCCAATCGCCCGCGCTTCATAGGTAGCTGTTGTAATCACACCACGACCGATATATTCACGCAGTCGTGAAAAGTGGAGACTTCCATCTGCCTGTATCGTCGGTTTATGATCAGATTTCCCACCAATCACGACTGGCAAACCACGTAATTGCGGGTAACGGAGAAGTTCGACCGATGCATAGAAAGCGTCCATATCAAGATGGGCGATACGACGTGATAAGATGTTCATTGCTTACAAGCTATTTAATTCTGAGTTATTGTCAATTTGACGATCAGTATTTGAAAATGAATTGCATCTTACGTCAACCCATGATTGAGTGTAAATTCTGAATCAACGTAGAGAGGTTGTTTGGGGAACTGTACTCGTCGCACTTCAAAATTCGGTTTTTATAATCCCTCATCCGGCCTTCTCCCAGCGGGAGAAGATATAGTTGCCGAATTTTGAAGTGCGATGAGTATAGAAATATATCTTGATACGATAGAATGCTTTTTTTCGGATCTTTTTTGAGTGAAATGCTAATGACGAAGGATACCAGCAAACTTGATAAAGTAGTACTGCAAGCACGCCTGAATGCGGAAAAACGTGCGAAAGGTTATCGAGAGCAGGCACTTAAGCTCTTTCCATGGATTTGTGGTCGTTGTGCACGCGCTTTCGACCATAAAACTGTTCAACTGCTAGAAGTGCATCATAAGAATCATAATCATGACGACAACCCCGCTGACGGTAGTAATTGGGAATTATTGTGCACTTATTGTCATGAGAATGAGCACGCCAAAGTGAGGGATTCGGCAGGGCGGACCGATCGTGATAATGCCATGGCGAGTGCTACCTTTAATCCTTTTGCTGATCTCAAAGAAAGATTTAAAAATAAAACCTGAATTGTGATTGTTGGGACACTCAGTTTAATATGCCTTGGTGAGCACCGGAGTTATTCCACCAAAATCCGCGATTAGTTTCTTAATCTCATCCTTTAGTACGCTGGGATACGCTCGCGGGGGGGAGAAACAAAGAAGAATCAGTAAATTTGATGGCAGTCACGCGCATGATACCGCTATTTTCGGTATTATTAGCACATTTTGGTTTTCCAAGAACATGTTTGTTCCTGCCGTGGGGGAGCAGAACCAAGAAAGGAAAGCGCTGGTCGGCTAGGGAGTGAGAGATTGTGCCAATTGGTAGCTTTTGGTACGGATGTTTCGGAACAACTCGGCGGCGGTTCGAGGCAAATGCCGCCTTTTTTGTATCGGCGTAATCGCTCATAACCTGTTCGTTCTGTTCAAGCGTTCTGCCTTGGATGGCAATTAGCAGCACCATCGGGTGGCAACAGTACGCTGGCGACTGTTTCATCTGCCAGGAAAAGTAGTGCGTCACGCCCGTACGGCTGGTGCTCAAGATCGCCCGCAAGGCATGCGTTCCATACCAAAGCCAATTTTCAATTCTTTTATACCATTCGCACTGCCTGGTCAATCCTTTGCTGGAACGGTGCGCCGTATTGCGCCATATGTCACAGAAATTTCAGAGACTTCGCCACGTTGGCGATACCAAACCAAGGTGGTCGAAAAACCACCTGGGCACTAGTTGCAACTGGCCGGTAGCAGATAAAAATAAGCGGAATGAACGATTGTGTTAGAGAAGACCGACACATCACTGGTGCTAATCCGCCCGCTTTTTTAGCGTGGTCATGGGTCACGTCGGCGACATTGGTGAATCCGTGGTAACGGACATCCCGTTTGAAAGAGTGAGTACAACGACAAACCCGAACCAGCGCGGCATTCCGATAGAGATGATGGAGGACGGTAGGTGTCAACGTACTTTTCACCTGAGTACATCATTTAAGCTACTTTTTTCATCGTAGTTTCTGGTTGCGCATTACCGGGATTAAGCCTGACTATTGACTCGTGCAACCAGTTTCTGGTTTTTCCCGGCCAACGTTCCGGATGTTTCTTTTTTGCATTCTCATAGAGGCGTTTTCGCTGTTCAAGAATAGTCACATCATCACCATGATGACGCTGTGCCGACGTCACATATTTTATGCCGCTATGGCGATGACAGTTGTTATACCAGTCAACAAAAGTTTGACCGTGTGATACGGTCACCCTGTTGGTATGTGATGCCACCTTTAGGTGGCGCCAATTCTTGCTCCTTTGAGGGGCTAACAGAAATAAGCCTCCGGCTTTGCCGGAGGTAATTTAACTCGACTCTTGAGAAAAAGAGAAGAAATATTGAAAATACAAAATTATCTAAATTACTTTAGATGCATACCAAAATTCTTTCTACATGAAGCATATCGCAGCATAAAACCCGGCTTTCTCAACAAACCAAACCGTTGAAACTAATGCAACTTCATACATACAAAATAGCTTCCCCGCAAATGCCGTCAGACTGTCATCTTGAACCTTAAGGTTCAAGGTGGTTGCTAACCGTATGCATCAGGTACTTCTTTTTTAAGAAGCGCACAACAGCATCACTTTGGTTTACAACCAGATACTAGGAATTGGTTCAAAGAATATGAGCCTTAACAAACACTGCAGGGAAAATTTTTACTCGCTTTTTTGAGTTATAACACTCAAAAAGCCAATTTACTTAATAATCAATTCTATTAATTTTTTCGCTCTAGCAATATCTCGTTCAACTTGCCTTCCAAGGTTTTAATTTTACGCTTAAACTCATTCATGTCAAAACTTTTAATTAGATACATTCGCAATTTGTTGAGCCTCAATTTTTAATTAGCGTTGGGGATCGTATGGTGACCATGATCCAGTTCTAATCCAGCGTCGTGCTCTTTTCAATTTTTGAGATATACTCATCGCACATGAAATTTCGGCACTCAGGTGCTACCGATGATTTGGAAATTATCAGTTAATAAAGTACGTAATTCTGCTTTGTAATGATCCAATGTTGTGAAAAAAGCTTCGCAAGTGCTTTTGAAAAATGAAAAAATTTCATAGTAGCGACCATAGAAAATTTTCTTCTTGAAAAACTTCCAATAACGCTCAATCAAGTTTAGGTTAGGTGCATATGGCAGCAAAAATATGAGTTTTATTTTTGAATCATTGAGATAATCATTGACCAGTTGGGATCGATAATAACGCGCATTGTCACAAATAATGTAAATATGTGCTGCTATTGGATGGTGTGCCTCGATCTGCTGAAACAATTGGATAGTCGATTGCGCGTTGATGTAGCTAATTTTGCTATAATTTGTTGTTTTCCCGGCTGCGAAAAAAATGTGGGCGCCACAAACACCCGACAGCAGGCTGTCTGGATAGTCAAAGCGTCAAATGTACTGCGGTTCCTGGGCAACATGGTTTTGATACTGGCAAGAAGGTTAATGGCCATAAACGTCACATTCTGGTGGACACACTGGGGTTATTGTTGACGGTTGTAGTGACTATGCTTCCAAACAGCTTCTTAGAAAGAATCAGCGCAAAAGTTGCTCCAAAGCATGAACTAGTTTATCCTTTCCACCCTATTATTTCTTGGCTGAAAAATCATTTAGCAGGAGCAAAAAGGAGAAGTGACCGAGTGGCTTAAGGTGCACGCCTGGAAAGCGTGTGTATGGTTTATCGCCGTACCGCGGGTTCGAATCCCGCCTTCTCCGCCATAGAACCATTAAAAATTAAATACTTACAGATAAACGGTTGACTGTTTTTGATCATATTTGGTCATGTTTTTGCATAGCGTGGTCAACATTTTGGTCAACATTTAAGGGTTACGATCAATTACTTTGTGATTCTGAGGATTGAATAAATACTCCCCAAACATATCAAGCGCCTTGCCGCCTTGCTGCGTATTTGAAGGTATCCAGCGAGCGTAAGTGCGTGCAGTAATTAACACGCTCGAGTGCCCCATCTGCTTAGATACCCAAGCCAAATTTTCTCCTGCTGATAGCATCATTGAAGCGAATGTGTGCCTAGTTTGGTAAGGGTTTCTATAGCGAACATTTGCTCGTTTCAATAATGGAATCCAAAGCGATTTCCTGATTTGCTGATCACCGGTCCATTGCACGCCTTTAATCGGGTTAAGAAATATTTTGCCGCCTTGCAATAAAGTGTGCTGCTTTTGATTAATCAACGCTTGCTCAACAGGTGGCAGCATATCTATTTCGCGCGTCCCTGTTTTTGTTTTGGTTGTCTCATCAGCGTCAGAGAATTGAGTTTTTGCCTTGCTGATATTGATCTTCTTTCTATTGAAATCGATGTCTGACCACTCCAACGCAATCAATTCTGATGTACGCATACCAGTCCAAAAGAACACAATGCATTGATTTTTGATTTGCCCGACTGCGGCCTTAATGATTGCTTGCTGCTCTTCCTGGGTAAACGGGTCCACATAATCTTTTGTGGCGGGCGCTTCATTGCGCTGATATGTCCAGCCAAGCAAAGGATTCAATTGAATCAGATCATCGTGAAGCGCGTCCTGTAGTGATGCACGTAGCGGACTTAGAATATTAGATATGCGCTTATTAGAGCAATTGAGATTGGCCGCCCACGTTCTCACATCATTTCGGCTCAAGCATGTTAATAATTTCGATCCAAATTGAGGTATTACCAGATTCTCAATTATCTTTCTGTAGTCGTTGTATGTACTGGCTTTGATGGTCGGCTTTTTATTAGCAAGCCATTCTATTAAATATGATTTGACAGTGTATTGAGATGGCGCGAACTTAAGCGCATTCTTTGAATTTGGAAACGTATATGAATAATCAAATGTGCCCGCATCAATCGCGCTTAGTATTGCCGCTCTATGCTGGGCCGCCTTCTTTAAGTTAGTGGGCGTGGGCTTGAGTCTGATACGCTCCTTGCAGCGCTTTCCTTTGTAGTAGAAGTCGATCTCAATCGACGAATCGCTTGACTCTCTGACTCCCGGATACTTGCCTCCACCCATGAATGATACCCCTCAACGTTGATTAGAATTCTTCCGTCAGGCGCTTTAGTGTACTCCCGCCCCCTGATCCAGTCACCACGCGAAATTTTTGATCTGATTGCGTCCGGTGTATAGCCTGTTACTTGGCAGAATTTATCAATTGTTACGTAGTTTGCAATCATAATTCACCTAGCCATACGCTTTCTTCAGATGTTTTCTGTTCCATCAAGCCCTCCTAAACTCAATCTTCCAAACGTATGGATCTTCATTCCACGATCCTTTCCCGTTTATTGATTCCCACAGGTATTGATAGCCAGCTCTATATTGTATATGCTCAAGATTTCTGCCAACTCCGGATGGATCAGCACCCTCAGAAATCGCATCCTCTTCACTGATGTCATTGAGCCTCTCTGCTCTGATATTTGTGATCTCCAGGGTGATTCTTGACGCTGATCGCGGCATAAAAATTGACGGCCTTAATTTTCCAGGGTTGATCATTTTTTTACCGGAGATTAGGTTGCTGCTTTCATCTGCTTCGTAATGTATTCCAGCGCCTAAAACCAGACATCTTGGCGGTACACCATCCAATGCTTCAGATGTGCGCCAAGTTTCCCTCACCCAAAGTACATCCCCAATTTTTCCGAACGGGCAATGAATCACAATGTCTTGCAGCTTTGGCAGTAGTAATCCATCAAGAGGCTTATTTAGCCACTCGCCAGATAGATTGCCGTGCTCATTAACTTCTGGCTGCGGCTTGATGATCCGCCTTGTTTGTGTCTTCCTTCCATCTAGCAAAGCTTTTACCATTGGCGCAGACATTAATATTGGGCGTTCTTTAACCATCACGCAGTCTCAGATTCTTCAAGCTTTACTGCGCCACCCAATACAGAATTTATGCCCGAGAAAGCATCGCGCACTGCGTTGGCATTAAGGATGATTTCAGCATCAATCCTTTCTTCCTTCAGCATATCCATGTGGTCTGGGTCACGTTCTTCTATACCTATGTGATTGATATTTTTTAATACCAGCTTTCCAGTCAGGACAAAAGAAAGCTTGTCGTTGTGTGTTAAAGCCAGTTCGATGCAATTTCTTGCGCGAAGAAGATCTCGAAACTCATCTTCACAGATATTTTCTTTAGTAATTCTTACTTTCCCGCCATCTGGATTGGTTAGAACTGCACGATCATCAATGGTAAAACCATGTGGGCAATCATCGTTACCCAGCCAGTTTGTAAAGTTTGCTGATGGGTTTTGGTTAGTTCTCCATTTAATGATTTCAACATCCCAATCCGCATGTTTTAACAATGCGCTAATCAACCAGTCAGCTTTAGACTGGTTGGATGTGTTAACGACTAACAGATTGGTATTAAAATCTACCCAAGCCCGAACATACTCGGTTTTAACAAATGCCTTGGCCAGTAATTCAATAATTACCGCATCTTTAATCTCTCTTTCTTGTTTGCGGCCAACAGGACAGCCCTGTATTTCTTCAAATTTTTTGGCACGTAATTTGGTTTCTTCTTTCACCAAGCTGGCAGGTATTATCTTTTGATCAACCCTGAGCATGATGGCCGCAATATTTCCAATATTGCGCTCCAGTTCATCTTTGCCCTCGATTGGTGGAACAAAGCCAACGCTAGAAAAATCAGCCTGAGTGCAAGGAATGAATGTCCGCATACTAATAGCAGCATTGAGTTTTTCTGGTGTTAATCCGCTAAATGTAAAAATGGTTGCGTTTTTTGCGAGCATTATGATGACTCCTTGTTTGTCGCTTTTGCTTCGTCATATTTGCTGATGCCATAAACAATTGCGTACAAGCACCAGGTGTAATCGAATGTGTAAGATTTACAATCAACACCATCAAAAAAATCTATGAACTCTATACCTTTATAGTTAAATGAATTGATAGCATCACAAGCGGCATGCTCACCATCCCGTGAACGGGATAGGACTTGATCTTCTATCTTCTCCCAGATTTCCGCCTCAAAGTCGTCATCGCCTTCCTCTAGTTCGTGAGCGATGTAGTTATCGAAATGATGTCGAACTGCGTTCTCGAATAGCTCTATGTTAAATTCTTTATAGCCTGCATTTGTTCCTATGCTCAGTAACTTTTCACCCCAGTATGATGGGTTTATAAATAAGCCTTTTTTACCTTCCGGTCTCTCAGGTCTTGTTCTTAAAAAATCGAACATATCTGAAACTCTACTAAAAACATACGTCCCGAAGTCACCGTCAATACACAGTCTTCCAGGCCATGTAATAAGATCAAGCCGATAAACAGAACTTCCATTTCTTGAGAATTTGATATGCCGATGAACCCCATCATCTCTAATTATTTCCATTGAATGATCTTTAACATCATTCAGGAATCTTTCCTCTGTGCATGCGTGATCTTTGTTTGACATTTAAGCTACCGCCTCCTCTTGTGCTTCAACACGCTCAAGTACCCCATCTTGCATCCAGTGCACCTGGGTATTGTTAAATGATTTCGCAACATTCTCAGCGTGTTGCTTTTGTAGAGTTCCATTGATAATGCAGGTATCAATTTCATTCCTGATCGCAAGCTCTTCGAGAAAAATGAATACGCTTCCTCGTGATGAACTTTCCAGAATATCCATTCCGTCGATGATGAACAGCTTCAGACCGGACACATGACTGACAGCCTCCGCCAGAAGAACATCTGCGCGCCACTGGAATGACTTTGAGCTCAGGCAATACGGCCTGCCTTCAACCATGACGTTCATATCACTATCAAGCGTTACTGGAGGCCATCCGGTGATATCTGCAGTAAATTCCAATCTCTTTAGGAATGGCGCAATTGCTTCTTTTAAAAATTCTCCTGGGATACCATCTGGCGCGAGAGCATCAGCCACTTTTAGCCACTTCATTACTTGAGTGTGATGCTCAAGTGCTTTTGCCGTTTTTTGGTCTGCCTCCATTAAAGCTTTCACTTGTTCAGACAGACTTTTTATTTCATCCTCAAGAGATTTTTTTTGAGACTTCAATTCATCGCGCTTGGCGGTGATCGCAAGAAACGCTGCATCGTCAATTTGTGATGTAGTTGAATTGATAGCATCAAGCTGTGCTTTTGCTTTTTCTGAATTAGCCAGATCTCGCTTATCGTTTTCAATCGAGTTGAGAATGATGTTTAGACTATTTTCAAATGTTGTCAGGTTGGCGGCTGCATCCTCATCACCACTCATATCGCCATGTTCTATTAGTTTTTTATCTCTGCCTAAGAATATAACCTCGGTCCCACATGATGGACAGTGACACACCGTATCATCGGAAGTTATGTTACTGGCCAGCCGCCTAGTGTTTTCAATTAACGCCTCTGTGTCTTTGGCTTGCTGCAAATCGAATTCTAATTTTTTCTGGATCCTTGGTATTTTTGCTGCTTCTTCTTGCAGAGTTGCAATCTCTGATGCTCTGGCATCAGACTTGCTTTTCTCAGCGTCCATAGCTCCATATTGTTGAGTAACCTGATCATATTCAACATTAATGGTTGCAAGTAATTGCTCTTTTTCCATCACTGCATTTTGCATTTGAGTGAGGTCTCCCTCTGCTTTGGCTTTCCATTCAGGGGCCTTTTTATCACCGTAAGCCTCTCCAGTGACGCCTTTCCACAAAACCTTTTCATCTCTGGCTTTTGTTTGAGCCTCAGCTTGCGCGTCTGGAAATCCTGCGCGTAGGAGCGGAATGACATGATCAGCCATTTGCCCATCAATACCCTTGGCAAGCATGCGCTCTTTGACCTTTTCGCTTGTTATCTTTGTGCCCGAGATGTTAAGAACAAGTTTGCGTATCTCATCCGATTTGGATGCTGCAAATCTGGATGCAGTGAGCACGTAGGGGAGGGCGGGCGCAGGATCAATGCCTTGCCCCTTGACCGTTCCGTTTTTCAGAATCCGATGGTAAAAATAGCTATCTCCGATCGTGACTTCTGCCATGCCATCCTCGTTGCCATTAATGAGCCAAGGAGCTTCTTGTTTGAGTTTGACGCGACAAAGACCGCCGGTTAACGCCATAGACACAGCATCTGCAATACAGGTTTTGCCCGATGCGTTATTGCCAGCAACAAAAATAATCGGCTTTTCTGTTTCAATCTCTGCGCTTTTAACTGCGAGGATATTTTTTATTGATATCTTGTTGAGTTTCATTTTTTATCCTGTCCTATCTTTTGCAGTAGCTCCACGCACTCTTCTTGAGCATCTTTTGCTGCATCGATCAAGTCTCGCCGCATTAATTCCCTTGCAGTCGCAATCACACTTTCAATATGATGCTGCGTTGCCTCACGTAAATATGCATTCAATTCTCTTACTGAACCGGAATATTTGCTTGCATGCTGTTGGTATGTGACCAGATCGGCTGATAGGGTACTTATTACTAATCTAGCCTTCCCAAATTCTTGATCTTGTCCGACGACGGATAAAAATTCTTCAATTTCATTTAATTCGGACTTCAATTTCTTGTATGCCTCAATTTTCATAGTCACCCCAAATCCATTTTACGTTGTTGCAACTGATGTTTAATTTCCTGTCGTTTAACCATGTGGTGCTGATAGTCTTCGTATGCGTGATGCTTGTTACCGACCCATCCGCATGAGCAAGATGGTTGAATCCACGACATTGGCCCACTACCTCCGTATGTTCGTTTTAGCTCGTGCTTCACACTCATCACCCCAAATCCACTTTTTTACGTTGTCTTGTCTGCTGCTGTGTTGGCTGCTCTAATACTGTTCCGCCAGACTCGCCTGGCGTTTCGTCTCTTAATCCATCAGAGACTGCTTGCTCGGTGTTTTGACTTGCCTGGGATATCTCGCCTGTTTCCGGATCAACAGATTCGCGTGTTGATGGAATATCCCCAACATCAGGTGTCGATTTCAGGTCTTGTAGATTGACATTGGCTGAATAAGAGCCGTCCGATTGAGGCGTTACGTCAATAATGTCACGCGCCTCTTCGCTGCTCCTGCCCATGCCCATAATTACATCCGGCGCATAAATGGAGGCAAAAAAGGAAGCTGCGCGATACTGAAGCATCTGTAAACGCATGTCTCCTTGCCATTTTGAGCCATCCTTGGCATACCAGCCTTCCTCCACCGCCATCTGCATCGTTACTGGGATGGACTGAACAATCTCTTTCGTTGGCCGCATGTTTTCATCAACTTCATATGCCCAGGCAATGCATTCCAAATTTTCAATTTCAACTTCATGCTCAACATAGTTGAACTTCCTTAGCTGATTATTCCAATCCGTTTTCTCTTTATACTTTGCCTTGATGTAGCCGAGGTTTCTACGCTTGAACTTGAGCGGGGTGAACCGTCTGGACGCATTAACTGCGGCAATCTGGTATTTTGCCGACCAGCGCAATTGACCTTGGATCACGTCAGCATTCTGCATGACGCTTATTACAGATAGTCCTACAGAATTAGCTACTTCCATTGCAACGAGGCAATTGCCGATTGCAGATGGATTCTCGACTAAAGTAATGTTTCCTTGTTTGTCTTTTTTCTCATTGAATTGTCGAAATGGTTCTGGTACCGCATTGGAAGTGGCAAATGCTCTTGATATTCTGCATGCCAGCTCAAAACCGCTTTTGGAGAAGAAATCAACCTTTACATCAGGCGTACTCACCAGTTGGTTATTTTTCAATGCTGTTAGTTGCGTTGTTTGTTGCATGATTTTTTCCTTTTAAAAATTTAAATACTGTGGTGAATGCATTAATCTAGGCTGGCTTTCTGCCGCATTTAAACCCTCTTATTTATATTCAACCCGCCTTTATATTTCGGGCTGTTTGCCCCCGCTGAGCCGAACATTGATTCCCTAAGTTTTATTCCATTTCTAATAAGAATTCCTCTAATGTGTGTTTTGGAGACACCAAACATATTCCCAATAAATCTTGTTGATTTACCTTCTAAATAAAGCTTACAGGCTTTGTCATAATCGAATTTTCTATACTCTTTTGCGCTCCTATCCCTGGTGACCATGGAATGCTTCTTCATCCTGTAATAAACAGTTGACTTTCCGCATCCAATTTCTTTTGCTATCTGTTCCTGTGTCATTCCTTTTTTATAAAGCTCTTCCATTTTTTCGTAGGAATAATTTGTGTTTAAAGCAGGCATAATTAAGCTCCCTCCCTAAATGAGCAGGTATTCCACCTGGGGCAATATTTCTCGTTACATAACAAAGATCTCGGATTCGGTGGGAAAAGACCTGCTTTGAATAATTTTGCTGCGTACTCTAAAAGACCCGGGTTATTTTCATCCCCAACAATTATTCTTTTCGCGTTTTTAATGGTTCCGGTAGCAATCCTTGCAGTGCTGCTAGTTGATAAACCAAGAATTTCAGCATCAGCGTTTATTTCTTGCCCTGTAGTATGAGAGTAGAGCAATTCGTACGTCCCAATTTGAGCTCCATGCCCAATGGTACTGGCCTTGTGAATGCCGGTTTTTTTATCTTCAATAACCGCTCTTGATCCTGTTTTCAGATCAGTAATACCAGTACTGTCATCACGTTTATAAATACGAGCTCTGTCCAGTGTTCCGGTCAAGCGGATTACTGTTCCATCGCCGCAGTCGATATCGAGCGGATTGACTGACATTTCCACCGCCACATAATCAAATTTAGGAGCCCACTCATGGCAGTATTTACTAATCAGTTTTAAGCCTATTAGCTCTGCCTCTCTGCCTGTTAAGTTGTCTTTGTTAGGATCGAACTCGTTATCCGGGTCGTACAGGGTATCTATTAATACTCCAGCCGCATCATCAGCTGATATCGTCGATCCATTCAGCTTGGCGCTATCAAAAGCTGCTGTTCCAGCGTGTATAGCGGTGCCAAGGACTGCTCTTCTGCCGACCACATTTCGCATGCCTAGAAGGTAAATACCCTCCGCTCTGTACGCACAATCGAACCACGATCCGAATGCACTTGCCCTAATCGTGAGTGACGGCTCACTCATAACCCACTCCTCCTGATAACCCATCTTGCATACATCAGCCGATACGTAAACTCAATAGCGATAATCAGAGATTTCCAAGTTGGCAGACCTGATTTGCGGATAAACACCACACGATTAATAAAATTGCGCATCTTTCACTTCCACAAAATCAGGGCTATCAAGCTCGCTTGCTCCACACTCATTAAGATCAATCGTCAGGATCATTGGCTCGTCATCAAAGCTGTGGCGATCTGCCATATTGCCCATCACCGCCAGAGCAAGCATTGCCAGCATCATCACCACTGATAGTCTGAAAGTACGTAGCTTCTCTTCGTGCTTACGAACCCTTGATTCTTCGTTATTTTCCATAGCTCTCTCTCCCTTTTAAGCCGCTTCCTTGTCACCCACATCTGCTACCCTGAACTCCCCGCACCAATCATCCTCATGGATGATGGGGAAAGTGTTTGTGTCGCCGCCTGGCGGAAACCGTCTGCACAGCGTGTGCCCCTTAACGGAAAATCTCGTTTTGTCAGAGAACATGCAGTTCTTGCATACCTTTTCCATATCAAATCTCCCCGATCACTATCCAAGCAAGGCGCTGATTACCCATTTAAAGAGCAGTGCGCCTGTTGTCTCTTTTTGATCCTTTTCCGGAAATATGTTGTGCAGCTTGCTTATAGGTATGACGCGATGTTCGCCAAACCAATCTTCCACGTGCATGTCGTTCCCGACTTGCCAATAGCAGTTATGGCGATAATCACCACTCTGGCGGTTGAATTCCTTGCCGCCACATGCATGTGGGATCTCCACAACAATGCTCTCTATTCCGCATGGCATGTTCTTATAAAGCTCAAGAAATGATGCTGGGAGACTCGTGCCCAAGCCTATCGGAGTGCTCAGATGAATTCTTTCCTGTTCTTGTTTTATCTGATGCTCGTCAATCCCTTTGCCAATAAAATACGAGATCGGGAGAATGCTTATCATCAGTGCGGTATATATTTTTAAATTAAGTGTCATCTCTTCTTTTCCTTTGGTAAATCTAGGCAGCCCTCGCGTCAACTTTCACTATTCCGTATTTCTCAAGAGCATCCATGACTGCCTCTGAAGTAGACTTGAACAATCCGTTATAGGTAAATGATCGTCCATCTTTCATGGTTACCTGTACCTTGCACTTAACTGGCTGCTTGTAATGTTTCATCCTCATTGTTTTCATGATGAGTGGGTTCCTGTTTTTTTGGGCACGACTCTTCCTCGGATGTAAGCCCAGTCGATGTTTGGGTGAAGTTCCTCACACACCACCTTGCCATCAGTCAGTCTCTCTATATTTGGGCAATGAGCAGCTGGGATGGGTCTGTGTCCAGTTGTCCATTGATTAATGGTCGCAATTGTCACCTTAAGCAAGAGAGCCATTTGTGCTTGACCGCCCACAATTTGGCACGCCTTTTTTATAGCTGTGATTTGTATATTTGTTCTCATCTTTCTCTCTAAATCTCCGGTCTTAAATAATCAAATTCGTCCATCGGCGGATCGAGACTTGCTTCGTACTGCTCAACCCATCCCTCAAATTCGTCCTCGGTCTCTTCTCTCATTTGCTGGAAAGTCACGGGGAAATATTCTTCCAATTGCGTAGCTACCAGATAAGCAGAGTCACAGTTGAATTCCCTTTCGATCAGGGCGTAAGTTTCTGGATACGCAAACTTGAACCGTTCTCCGATCAGCTCCAGCTCTCGTTTTTGTTTCTCGTCCCTCATGGCCGTCTCGCTGGTGTGTTGTCGATGATTAAATTTAGCGTAACGCTAAACACATGTCAATAGCGAAATGCTAATATATTTTGCTAAAATACCCCTGATGTTTTTATGGAGTTTCTCTGGGAGGGGAATTAAATGAGACTAGAGAGGGTGAAGGGAGGGGGAGGGGGGGTGAGAAGTGAGGATTGCTAGCTATACAAAAACTTGTATAATAATACTATGATTAAACAAATTGAATTCATTTCTGATTCTCTCAGTGAATTACGTATGTTTCCTATAAGTGCAAGGCGTGAAGCAGGTTTTCAGCTAGATAGAGTGCAAAAAGGATTTGATCCGGATGACTGGAAGCCAATGAAAACGATTGGTTCAGGAGTTAATGAGATTCGTGTGAGAGATGCAGATGGAGTTTATAGGGTAATTTACATTGCTAAATTTGATGAGACTGTATTTGTGCTCCATTGCTTCAAAAAGAAAACTGAAAAGACTGCCAAAACGAATATTGATCTAGCAAAATCGAGGTATAAGGAATTAATGAGGAGATTTAAATGAACGATAAATTTAATAGCGTGTGGGATGCTATTGAGGATACGCCGCATCAAGCAGCAAGCATGAAGATACGCTCTAAATTGCTAATAGCGCTGCAGGAGCGCTTGAGAAACAGTGGCTTGACACAAGTCAAAGCGGCAAAGCTGCTTGGTGTTACTCAACCGCGTGTTTCTGATTTGATGCGTGGAAGGATTGACTTGTTTTCGCTGGAATCACTGGTGGATATGATCACTAGCATTGGTTTGGAAGTGGAAATAAGCATTAAAGATGCTGCTTAGAATGTGCTAAAGAAAACGAATAGCCTGCCGATAACAATCTTTCACGGCTTTATCGTGAACACTAAGTAAGAAAAGTGAGAAACCCCATCAGATTTACACGAGTCTGGTGGGGTTTTAATTGTATGGACCTTAATCTATCCAAGCATTTCTTTAAAGAGAAATTGACTTTAATATTTAGGAGATATGAATTATGACCAATTTTGCGTCTGTTGCTTCCGAGTCTGCACCTTTACAAGGGCAAGATCATCGTTCTAGCTACAATTTTCAATTACTACCTAATAATGATCCCCAATCTGGATTTACTATAAGCAGCGCACAGGGCGTCGTTTTTGATATTAAGCAAGATGTTACTGGTTCAGATCCAACTCCGGTGAAATCAGTGACTAACGGTTCTACTATCCAGGCGGGTGTGTTAAAAAACGGAAATAACTATTACATTGCCAATCCACAACATGCTAATGGTAATTTCGTTGTCACATTAAATCAGTAAATTGTCGAAGAGATTTTCGTGATTTTCCCTCGTTGAAAAAGGGAAACCCCGCTAGATAATGCTGCGATCTGGTGGGGTTTTGCTGAACCTCCCATGCAAAATCGTCTTGAAAAGATTTTACCAACATGGAATAGCCTCGTTCCGTAATGACGGTAATTCCTCTCGGAGGTATATTAATTCCAGAACAACGGAATTCGTTGTTTTGAGAAAATCAATTAGATAGTAATGCCTTCCTTCTTCAAATCTGTTGTGAATCGTCAAGTTAATAGGTCTTGAGCCTAGTAAGCGAACGAGTAAGTAAAGAAGTAATGGAAACAAAACGGAAAAGCTCTACGCCGCATTCCAAATATGAACCCTCAAGTAAGAATCTAAAACTAAACTATGTTTTACGCATATTATAAAATCGGTTAATGAATTTAATTCAAATTTCGCGACTAGATTTTTGTTTTCTCTCTTGGGTATAGTGGAATGTGCTAGCAGAAATCGGTAGGTTGCGATGGATGATGATGGATGAGATATATTAGATGTTTAGTCCCATGCATTTATTCTAATTTGCGTGGCAAGTTTGATGCTCTTTAGGGGAGGGAGGCAGTCAACACAATCCTTTCCAGGGGTAGGTAGTTCAGCAAATGCGTTATAAAGATTGAGAGCAGACCAGATTAGAAAAGCTTATGAGTAGTGATTCAGTAATCAAAGGAATAAATAATTGTTCTAGTCCTTCATGGCTCACCACAACGGATAAAACTGGTAACTGGATTATTAAGATTTCAGTTTGATATCTATGCAATTAAAGCCCGCAGCACGGGCAAAATTGAAGCGCAGCGAAAATTTTGTCTCTGTGCCTGTGATTGTTAAGCTTCTATGGGTAAATCACTTTTAGCTTCTCCAAGTTACCATGCTCGAATTTTTTGTGTAGAGCCGGCCTATCTATAGCGAAGCTTCCAGATTTCGCTACTTCATCAATGGCCGAGTTGAGAAACTTAAATAGCTCAGAGCCCGTTGAATTACCCTGAACCAGGGCTTGTTCGTAAATATTCTGTGCTCTTGCCTCGAATTGATTCCTCATTCCGAGTACGGCGACTTGGTCTTCTGAAACTTCTTCACCTTCGGTAAACATCTCGATAATCCCATCTTCGTTCTGACGTTCTTTCATACGATATACGAAAATATGATGAGACCTCCTCCGAGGACAGTAGATGCCAGCTGCAAAATCTGTGCTCATTAGATCCAAATCTTCACGACTTAATCGATATTTCTTTGCAGACTTTAGCGCCACGTTGATTGAGTGCTCGATAATACTTGCTATGAATTCAAATGATAAAAGACCTTCAAAATGTCTTGGGAGAAACATATCCTCACCCCACAAAACCACTCTCGGAGAATCCCTGAGCTCGTTGTGTTCACAGTGACGCTGAACAATGTACTCACCAGGAGAGGAACTTTCACTGCATGATTTATAAGAGATTTGAAGTTTCGCCAGATGTTCGATGATCGTGTTTAATGCGTGGGTGGCGGTAAGAGTACTTCCTGAAAAGGCTATAAAGCAGCCAGTTTCTATATACACTTCAAAGTAATCACGAAAATATTCACCTACGAAGTATGGTTTCCATAGTTTTATTGGGACGTGGTGGACCTTCCTCAACCCACTAAGAATTGGCTTTTCTCCCTGAGTACCATTTGCAGTTATTACGCTATCTGATACTGCGAATAGTCCTTCGCTACGAAGAGAAATTTTCGACTCTTCTTTGTGCGCCCAAACCTGTGAAAAACCATCTTTTACCTTTTCGTGCCCAACAATAACTAGAGTCATCAGATCCTCATTAAGTCTAACGTTCAAGGTCAGGGGCGCGGCGCGGCTTTATCGCGCAGCGTCCCCCTGCACCCCAGGGTTGGCCGTCATTGCTATACCCCCGCGCCATCACTGTGCGAAACCGGAATTCTCTTGAAGTATTTTTTCAAGGCCCAGCCCGTCTGATGGCTCTGTAACAGCCAATGAAAATACTCAAATTGAATCCACTTTCCTCGCTCGGATATTGGCTTCACAACTTCGCGCGGGAATAGCTTCCCCTCTACGGGGGCTCCATGTTCTGGCCTACGCCTGACTGTAGCGATGCGATCCAAAACCACGAAGCGCTGTTCATCTCGCTTGGCTTCCTGGACGAGTGCCTTTTCCACGAGGCGTGACAATGACTCAAGTTGCTTGGCTTGGGTCTGAAGGAGCAACCTTTGGGCCTCCAGCCTCTCGTCAGTTTGCTTTTGCCACTCGCGAGACGACAGCTCTTGATAAATGGGTATCAAGAATGTGAGGATAAAACTCAGCAAGGTCATCAGCTCTAGCTTCCTTCGACTGAGGCCAATCCCCGCCTCTACTGGCGCTAACGCCTTCTCGCTCAAGGTGCCATCTGGGGCAATACCGAGGGCGGCAAGTTGAGCCTCCATGCCCTCTGGCCCAAGAAGCCTCGCGAGAGTACTCGCAGAGGTGAAGTCAACGACGGGCAGAGTCAACCGACCCAGCTGCTCTTGCATTGCTTTCAGCGCACCGATGGAGTCAACCAATTCGGCAGGCACAGACCAACTTCGTTCAGCCTCTTTATATGCGTTCATTGTCTGGGCAAGGGACCCGGCAATGGAAGTCGCTGAAAGCATCTCTTGCGCGTGAGAGAACGAAGACTGCATACTTTCCTGCATAGCTTCCGCGACGTGATTGAAGTGGCTAGCCTCTCTAGCGGCCCTCTCCACTTCGGCACTCAGGAACGATGATTGTTCGATCTCTTCCATCAGTTTCCGATAACTAGAGTCAAACATCAGACTCTTGCGAATGTCGGCAATGGGATCAAGCATCGTTCTAATGTGGTCGAGTTGTAGCCTGTTCGCATGCTGGAACTCTTCAGCCATCTTTGCCGCTACTGATGCGGGCTCAGCGAGTAATCGAAGTTGTTCTGAAAGTGTATTGATTGGTTGGAGGTTCTCAATCCAGCTGCGTCGTGCTTCTTCCATCCTCTTCATTTCTCGATAAACGCTGCTATCCGGAAATGCATTAATAGCGGATAGGCCAAGAATCTTCATGAATTACCTTCTATCGCATTGGCATAGGACACTGTGCGATCTGCCTGTGACGCCCAACAACGTATTGTATACGACAAAAAATGTCTCATAACTTAGTTAAGGATAGAAAAACACCGAATATAAAATATATGTTCTAGCAAAATAATGGTTATAAATTGCTTTGTGCATATCAACTAATATCAATATATAAGATACTCATTTCCAGAATCGATTTAAGATAAGGCAGTAGCTTGATCTGAATTATTTAAATGTTATCAGCGAGAAATATCTTCCTTTATGGCGGACTGTTTACTTTCTCCTGGATTTACGCCACTCCCAGGGTGGGATTTTCTCAGATTCAGGCAGACTCCATAGACCAACGCGATTTTTCCTTGCTTGATTTTCTAATGCATAAAGGCTCTTATCCTTAGCATATTGCCGATATACCCATGCGGAACCGCGTCTGACTAACTCCGCGTTTACATCAACATTACCCACATAGACACGACCGACAACGCGCTTGTATCGATCCGTGCTCTGAGATTTGACGATAGCGGTTTTGTTATAAGCGAGTGCTGATAGCTCTTGCTTTGCCTTGCTACCATATGGCTGTTTTGACTCCGGCGTGTCTATTTCAGCCAGTCGCACTTTGATTTGACGTTTATTCGAATCAAGAATCGTTAGGGTATCCCCATCAGATATGGCTACGACACGGCCTCTGTATTCTTGAGCAGCGTAGAGCGGAAGCGATAATACAAGCAGAATCAGATTAAAAAGGATTATTTTTGGTTGCATTCACACCGATCCAAATTTCTTGAACGTCATGGGAAGTGCCCGGATTACTCTTCCGATAATCCGTGTGCCCTCCATGCGGTCATCCCATGGCCAGCTCTGATAAAACTTATTATCCGAGCTGACCATGAGCGTCTTTCCAACAATTGAAAGTCTTTTGCATATTAGTTCGCCGCCGTGAAGCAATATGTAAATAGCCTCTCCGGCATAATCTTTGATCGACATGTCAACAAACAGCAAGTCATCAGGTTGGATGGTAGGAGCCATGCTATCTTTACTAGCAATGACAATCTGAATCTTATTATTACGATTCATGCTGCCAATCAGGTGTTGTGCTTCATTTGGTTCCATTTCTATCGATCGTACAATCTCGTGGTAATCATTATTAAAATGACCTTCTCCACAAGCAGCTTTTACGTCAAGAATGTGGAAAAAGGCGGAGGCGTTAGTATCTTCCTCGAAGGATATCCTCTTTGAGGATATGACTGGTTCCTGGTCATATATTGCGGAGGATTTATGTATATGTTCAATAGGTTGATCCATCCAACCGCGTGGTTTTCTACATATTTCCTCTATATCTCTTGCCGATCTGCTGCTCATAGCACGAGGTTTGCCGGTCGCTGAATCGGGTGATTCATTTACCCATTGTGATACTTGTGATTGGTGCTTGCCTATTTTCTCGGCAAACCTCGTTAATCCGCCAGCTTCCTCGATAAGGATATTAAGTCTGGCTATTCGAATTTTATTAATAGTTTCCATAACCTAAAAATAGCATTTTGCTAATAGAAAATAAATTAGCGTAACGCTTGACTAAGTTATTAGCGCTGCGCTAATATAATAAAAGGAATATATAAAAGACCCAAAAATGAATTCAGAAAGAAAACACATTGCATTTGAAAGAGCCTGCGACATAGTTGGTTGTCAGGCAAAAATGGCAAGGCTGCTTAATATGAAGCCTCCAACAATCAATCAATGGATACATCTTGTAAAACAAATCCCAGCAGAACGCTGCCCTGAAATTGAGAAATTAACCAACGGCGCCGTGAAATGCGAAGAACTTCGCCCCGACATCGATTGGGCATACCTGAGAAGCACGGTTACTACAACCAAACCGCAAGCATCAACATTCCCTATTCCAGAAACAGAGCTTTCTTCGATTCCTGTAGAGGATTCAGGGAAGCTTTTAATCATCGACAAGTCGGATCGCCGCAATGAAGAGCGGAGAAAAGGTGATCGCCGCGATGGTGACCGTCGTAATGACAATGGCGCTGGACGCCGTGTTGGTGAGCGACGTATCTGCGATAGACGCTCTTGTGATCGTCGCGAATAAAAATGACCGTAATTACGATTATGCGATGCCTCCTGATTATTGATTTCCTTGGGTCCTCTTACCTCGTGGCGCTACTCCCTTATCTGCGGTACCCCATCCAGCAGGTCGCCACGGGAGATTTTTTTAATCATGCAGGAGTTTATGTGGGTGGGGAATCGTACAGGAGTACACCTGTACTTTGGTACAGGTAGGGAAGGGCAGTAGAAATGCATTACTACCAATTCAATATAGCTGACTATAGAAAGGATACTTCCCACTTGTCCCCTATAGAGCACTACATATACCGAACGCTTATTGATTGGTATTACCTCGATGAATCACCAATACCCAAAGAAACCCAGATGGTATTGCGCCGGTTATGCTTGGGAACCGAACATGAACCTAATTTAAAGAATGTACTTTCCGACTTCTTTATAAACACCGAATTTGGTTGGAGACACAAACGAATAGAGCAGGAAATTATTGAGTATGCGGCCAAGTGTGAAAAAAACGCAAACAACGGAAAGAAAGGCGGCAGGCCGAAGAAAACCCAGTCGGTTAATTGCGCTAACCCAAATGAAAGCGAATTAAACCCTAACCAAAAACCAATAACCAATAACCAAGAACCATTAAAAACCTTTACACCACCCCCCAACCCCCCTGAGGGGGGCTCTGCCGTCCTGTCGGACTCCGGGTCTATCGACCCTCCGTTCTCCAGTCCGGTCGCAAGGGGTTCAGCAGAAAATCGCAAGAAATCGCAAAAGATCACCGAAAATCCGCTCGAAAACAGCGGTAAAAAACCTGAGACTGACGCCAGAAATCAGCCACAAAACATAGAAAAATCAAGTGTTAACACCCAGAATCTGCCAGCTGAAACCGGAAAACCACCTGGCGGATTAACGGTCGTTGCAAAGCAAAATCCTCAGCCCATGCTGATCGTGGGTAAAGAAGCTCCGAAAAAGCCGAAAAACCACGGTACTCCTGAAACACTCACAAGCGAAACCTGGGATGCGTACGCCGTAGCCTACGAACAACGCTACGGCGCAACACCGGTGCGAAATGCTACGGTCAGCGGTCAGCTAGCGCATTTTGTGAAACGCATCGGAAGGGACGAATCGCCGCATGTAGCAAGGTTCTTTGTCTTTCATAACTCGCAGTATTACGTCAAAAAAATGCATGCTGTCGGGGTAATGCTGGCTGATGCTGAGAAGCTCAGAACCGAATGGGCAACCAATCGCAGCGTAACCGAAACGCAAGCAAAGCAGATAGACCGTAAACAGACTACCAGCAACGTTTTTAATCAACTAATTGAGGAAGTAAGGAATGGGAAAATCTGAGATGGAAGAATTGGTCAAAGCCATCGCTGTAACGGCTGAATTGACCGGAACAGAGTTATCGATTGATGCAGCCAGGGTCATGGCTATGGACTTGTCTGAATACCCGATTAATCAGGTACTGGCTGCTTTGACGAAATGCAGACGTAGCCTGAGCGGAAGGCTTACGGTTCAAGCCGTTATCAGCAGAATTGATGATGGAAGACCTGGGCCGGAAGAGGCTTGGGCTATGGTCCCAAGAGACGAAAGCGCATCTATTGTTTGGACTGATGAAATGGCGCAGGCGTTTGGCATAGCCAATTCGTTGATTTGTGACGGGAGTACGATTCAAGCCCGTATGGCTTTTATTGAGTCATACAAAAGGTTATGTGATGAGTCGCGTGAGCAAAAGATACCTGTTAGATGGACTCCATCGCTAGGGCATGACAAAAGAGGCCGCGAGTCAGTTCTGATGGATGCTGTGATGAAAGGACGCTTAGCTGCTAATCATGCTCTTGGCCTACTGCCTCATATCGATGGATCGGATGCTAAAGAAAATCTTCTTGCGATTATTAGATCAACTGATCGTCTCATTAAGATTAAAGCAATTGATCAATCTCCCAAATTAACCGAGAAAGAGTTTGCTTGATAAGCGACAGAAAAAGCAAATAAACGAAGGGAAGAGGAAAAAGAAAATGATTGGCCCTGTTAGCGATTACACGATTTTAAAAGAATCCGAGATGCCCGATCTGATTGATCGCGTTTGCCAATGCATCACGCTAGGCTGGGAGCCGCTTGGGTCGCCATTTGCAGATGGTGGTAATCATATTTCTGGCAGGCAATGGTGCCAGGCAATGGTCAAGAGGGAGGGAAGTAGGAAATGAGCGGGGAGCATTTTTACAGTTGCGCAATCGTCGATAGAAATAACCATCCGCTACATGACACATCAATGTCTGGATTGAATGAGAAAGACCTGCAGAAAGTCGCGGATATCTACAATGATGCAGCGCCTATGAATGCGGATACTAACGCGCCATACCGTGTGGTTAAGCTGTTTTTCAAGGATTAGAGAGAGATGCAGCAAGTTCGCAAGAAACCGTCCAAAGAAAAATTGATGTTCAAGGTGACTAAGGGTGCGCTTGTGCCGGCAGATTCTTACACGTCTGAAAGGCTAAGAGTGCGCAGGTATCGGATTGGTGACTTAGTGGCGGTGATCATCTCCAAAATCCGTTCGCCTGGTTTTAATCGGCTAGCTCATCGTATCGGGCAGTTGGTTGTAGCTAATATCGATGATTTTCATGGGATGGACGCTCATGACGCGCTTAAAAAAATCCAGCTGGAAGGGAACATTGCCTGCGATGAAATGATGGTGGATTTTGGTGAGGGTGAAGTGAAATATCGCATACCGAGAAGCTTGTCTTTTGAGTCGATGGAGGAAGGGGAATTCAGGCAGGTTGCGGTGAAATTTTGCGAGTACATCGCAAATCGGTATTGGCCTGATCTTGATCCAGAGCAGATTGAGCACATGGCTCAGAGTTTTGTGGAGGCGGCGTGAAAGCTTACTACAACGAATTTGATCGCGATGCTGCTGCTTGGCTGCGGCAGCTAATTAATGGTGGATTGATTGCTGACGGGGAAGTGGATGAGCGAAGCATTACTGAAGTTGAAGCAAATGACCTTGTGGGATTCGACAGATGCCATTTTTTCGCTGGGGTTGGAACTTGGGACTATTGCCTTAACGAAGCTGGATGGGGAAATAGACCGGTCTGGACAGCAAGCCTTCCCTGCCAGCCTTTCAGTGTCGCCGGAAAAGGATTCGGTAAGTCTGATGAACGGCACTTGCTCCCACACTTCGTTGAATTGGTCAGACAGTGCAAGCCTGACACTTTGTTTGGAGAGCAGGTTGCGTCAGCAATTCGCCACGGTTGGCTCGATGATTTACATGCAGAAATGGGTAAAGAAGGTTACGCCGTCGGGCATTGCGTATTCGGAGCACACAGCATCGGCACCGCGCACATCAGACAAAGGCTTTACTGGGTTGCCAACTCCATTCGCACCGGATCACAAGGGAAGGTATCAGGGCGGGAGGACGAGAAACGGCAAGCTCTCGAAAGACTCACTGGATGTCGTGGCGCAGATAGCTGGATGGGCATCACCAACAGCAACAGACTCAAGCAGAGGAGTGAAGCCGCCGAGGCCGCACGATACAGGAATACCGTTGACGCAACAGGTGGGGTTGATAGCCGGGTGGAGCACTCCAAGAGCAAACAAATGGGGATTCCCGGACAGTCACGGAAGCGACGAGAGGCCGATGTTGTCGAATGGCTCTACTGCCGAGACAACAAATACCGGCCAGTTAAATCCGGCCTTAAGCCGCTGGTTGATAGGACTTCCACCGGAGTGGTGTACAGCGGCAATCAAAACCAAGAGATCAATGCCGACTACTCGCTTGAAGCAAAAACAATGAGGTTAAGAGGGTATGGCAACGCCATTGTGGCAGGGTGTGGGATTGAGTTTATTTCAGCATTTATGGATGTGATGCATGACTAAAGCAGAAAAAGACCATATGTCTGCAGTTGCCTCAACCTGCTGCGTAATCTGCCGCGAGTTCGATGGAGTGAGAACGCCCGGCCAGGTTCATCACGTTGCAGATGGTAGTAACCCTAGAAGCAGTTTCATGACGATTTGTCTTTGTGAATCTCACCACGTTGGACATGTGGGGCTGCACGGCATGGGCCCAAAGAAGTTCTGCAAATTATTCAGATTGCCGAATGAGTTTTATCTGCTTGGGCTGCAGAACAAATATCTGGCGATAGATAGAGGATCGAGATGAATGGATACAAGCTCAGAAGAGTATAGAGCCGCATGTGAGGCCGAAGAGGTTTTCAGACTATTCAAAACCAAAGAAGAGCGCAGGGCTTACATAGATGGTGTTGAGAAAAAAAGAGGAATCGCTGCGGCAAACAAGCTTAGATCAGATGTTTATGACGAGTGGTATAGGAGAAAAAATGGAAGCGGAGCAGGCAATAAATAAAAACTGGATGATTTCGTTTTTGAGTAAGTACGAGCTGTCACGATCCTTCCGTCATTTATACAAGAAGAAGAGGGAGGAGGGTTAAATGCATGGCGATTTATTCGAATGAATTTAGAAAAGAGATGGAAAAGCGATTTGCAGAAAATGCGGGCTTGTCATCTGCTAAAAAGAAAAATAATACCCTGCAAGAATTACAGGCGCTAGGAAGGTTAAAGGAGCGCCAGATGAATAAGCTGGAACTGGCGTACTCTCAGCATCTTGAAGCGCTGAAAGCATGCGGATATGTGCTTTGGCACGAATTCGAGGCGGTAAAGCTTAGGCTTGCGGACAACACGCACTACACGGTTGATTTCATGGTGATGAGAGCCAACGGCGAGCTGGAAGCTCATGAAGTAAAGGGCGGGTATGCGTTTGACGATTCGTTGGTTAAGCTGAAATGCGCGGCAGAGAAATTTCCCTGGCCATTCTACCTGGTGAAAAAGGGCAAGGACGGTACCTGGGATATCAGCAAGGTGGAAAATAAATGAGAGAAGAGCATCTAACCCGATTGTCATTTAGAGACCCGCTCAAGGTTTTGATGGTGAAGGAATCCAGAACGTGCAAGGGGTGTGTGCATGAGCATCGTGAGCGTGCGTTTGGTCAGGACGTAGTGGTGTGCACCAGAATGGATGCTGATGGCAGACAACGCAAGCACGGCAGAAGATGTAAGGACTACAAAGAAAATTGATGGTTGTTACTGGTGCTTAACTGACAAGGAATGTTGGAGATGGAGCCTATCAAATACTTTTTAAGAGGGGATTGTCCTGGGGAATATTTCGAGTGCAGCAGATTATCTGCAACACTGACTAAATCATCGTGCGCCGATATGTGGCGTCAAGCACGCAAGGAAAAAGATAACTTCCGTCTTCATCACTGCAGGAACTGCAAGATAGGCGCAATGCATGCCGGAGAGCATGAAATATCTACATCGCGTCTATCAGGTAAAAGAATCTGCGCCAGGTGTCACAGGCCATCCAATCGATTTATCAGCGACAATATTTGTGTGAGCTGCTACAACAGGCAACAAGAGTGGTTGAAGGGGAAGAATGCTAAAGGCACTAAGCCGATTAAACAAAGGCCATTGAAACCAATGAGTGTGCCGTATGTAACTGGTGACGAATTGCATATTGCAAGGGCTGTACTTGCAGAATCGACGAATGAAATGATTATTAGAATGCTGAGAGACAGTCAGAAAAACGTACGGTTTGGTTTTTATAGAAAGGCGCTTGCGATTGAAGCCAGAGAGTTGGTATCTGACTGATCATATCTGCCGGAACTGCTTTGGACGCATTCTGGTGAGATACAAAAGCCGGGCAATTCAGCGCGTAGAGAATGCGCAACTTGATTTGTTTGCTGATGCTTCTGGTCAGAAAACGATTAAGGAGGCTGCGGGTGAACGTGTCTGGAGGGAGGTAGGCAAGGTATTCAGATGTGCTGATTGCGGACAGATAGCAGTTTCTGATGATCACAGGGATATCTGTTGCTGTGGTCTCAAGCTGAAAGACGGTACTGATTTAGGGATTAGATGTGTGTATTCGGATAATCCAAACGAGCCATATCAAACTGAAATTATAGCCAAGCAGATAGATGATTAATTAAAAGGAGAAAGAGGTGGAAGAACAAAACAATGCAAGTGGAGTGCCAGAGCTTGAAGTCAGCAAGCTCGATATCAAGGATGGTGACATTCTGCTTATTCGTATTCCCGCCGGGAAGGTGCCCGATAAAGAAGCACAAATGTACTTCTCGGCATTGAGGGATAGATTAACTACTCTGGGCTTTAAAGACGTGACCGTTCTCGTTTTGGACGCAGAGATTGATATAGAAACGCTTGATGAAAGAATCATGAGTAAGTACGGGTGGGTTAAGGCTCCTAAAGCGGAAAGTATGCTGCATTGATTATCGATCGTGATGTTAGGTTAATGTGTATTCCGGCAAGAGTACAAATCACAATAAACTGGATAGCAATTAAACACATGACATTACCTTACGATGTAGAGAGATGTAAAGGAAAGAACGCGCTTTTGTGTCAACGATGCATGCGGCGCGAACCGGGCGACCAGGTTGCGCAGTGGTTTATCACTCCGGCTTTGACGCTGGATGGCTGCCAGAATTTTATTGGTTATTCATTCCTGAACGCCAAAACGATAGAGGGAGGGCTGGTAAGTGGCTCGACTAACTCCTGAGCAATGGAATGATATTCGTGCCAAATTTGAAGTAGGTGCTTCTGCCAGAGAGTTATCCGCGATATTCGGTATTTCTCATACGGCAATTAATAAAAAGGCCGAGAAAGAAGGATGGACGCGGAGTATTGAACCGGCGATCAGGCGGAAAGTTTCCGAGAAAGTTTCCGGCTATGTTTCCAGTGACAACCTTTCAAAACGGGCTGAGGCGATTGATGCTGAAGCGGAGCGCCGTGCCGCCGTTATTGAACGGCATCGTGAAGAATGGCCGACGGTTCGCGAGATGGTGGAGGCAGGCTGCAAAACTCATAGTGAGGCATCAAGTCTTGAGGAAAAGCGTATCGCGTTCGAAGACTTGAAAGCAGCCAAGATTGCGAGTGAAACGTTGAAGATCATTCAGGATGGGGAGAGGAAAGCCTGGAATTTAGATCAAATTGTGGACGTGACGACGCTTACGGATGAGCAATTGGCGGCGATAGCTAAAGGGAGAATGCCAGTTTAATTACAAGAACATGGTGACTGCTAAAGATATGACCGGAATGGTGTTTGGTCGCTTCACGGTAATTCGTCGTGATTCCGAAAGAAAAAGCCATTCTGGTTCAAGGTGGATATGCCGTTGTGAATGCGGCAACGAGAAATCCATAATTCGAGGCAATCTAATCAGTGGACAAATCAAGTCATGTGGTTGCCTCCTTCTTGGCGATCCAGCTAAGGTTTGCGGGCGAACACTTGGCGTATCCATTAATTATTTGCCAGGAGAGAGGTTTGGTCGTTTGGTCGTAATTTCTACATGCGAATCTAAAAAAGGAATGTCTCAATTCAATACGCGCTGTGATTGTGGAAAGGATGTTACGGTTACAGGTCTGTATTTAAGAAAAAGCAAGAATCCTTCGTGTGGTTGCTACGAGTATGAAAACGCTAGAAATAGGCGATTGATAAATTTATCTGGCGAGCGATTTGGCAAACTTACTGCTGTTGAGCGATCTGGAAAAAATTCTTCAGGCCACACATTGTGGTTGTGCAAATGTGACTGTGGATGTGAAAAGAAAGTTTCTCTTTCTTCATTGCGAAGTGGGCGCACTATTTCATGCGGGTGCGCTAAATCAGATAGTGTCGTTTGGATGCCAAATAATGCACTCAGATATTCTCGCCATCGAGGTTCTATTCGTCGTGCGCTGAGGCATGGTGCTAATGGAAAATTCACAGAGAAAGAGATTGAAGAATTAAATAAAAAACAAAAAGGTCGCTGTGCTTATTGTGGTGCAAAGTTTGGTAACTCATATGATCGCGATCACATTCAGCCTCTGAGCAAAGGTGGAAGTAACGCGATTGACAATATTCAATTGTTATGTCGATCTTGCAATGGTCGTAAAAATGCCAAAGATCCGTTTACATGGGCTAATGAGATTGGGATGCTGTTGTAATGGTTATTCCGTTATCTATTCGGGCAGCGGCTGAGCTGGAAATTCGCCGCCGCCGCACAGAAGAACTTAAGCGGATTAATGGTGATTCGGAAACTATACGTGAGCGTTTGGGAATGCCGCAGCTTCACCCTGCTCAAATAAGAATGCTCGCAGAAAGTCGACGTTACAATGTCGCTTCGTGTGGCAGAAGGTTCGGGAAAACTTTCCTCTCTGCTGATGTGCTCCTTGATGGCCCTCGAAAAAAGGGAGCGCTTCATGGGTACCCGGTGGCGTTGTATGCCCCCACCTATCAAACCATGCTTGAATCGTGGCGGAATCTAGTTTATCTGCTGAAACCCATTACTTCCCAGAAATCAGAGCAGAATAAGCGTATTGACCTAAATACTGGTGGGTGTATTGAGTTCTGGTCATTGGACAATCCTGATGCTGGCCGGGGCAGGAAGTATGCCACGGTAGTTATCGATGAGGCCGCCATGATAAAACGACTGGAAGAATCATGGAGTCAGAACATACAGCCGCTTTTGCTTGATTACCAAGGAGAGGCATGGATTGTTAGCACTCCGAAGGGTGATAATTTCTTCAAGACTCTGTTTGATTATGGTCATGCCGCAAATCCGGCGCGAGATGACCAATGGCAATCCTGGCAGATACCGACTTGGGAAAATCCTCATATCAATCGGGAAGATATTGAAAGAATGCGCTCTAGCATGCCTCGTTTGGCGTTCATGCAGGAGATCGAGGCGCAATTCGTAACTTTCGCTGGCACGTTCATTAAGGCAGAGCATCTCCATAGCGGTCAGCCACCGGAGGGTATGACGCTGTATCAGGGAGTTGATCTTGCAATTTCAATGAAGGAAAACGCTGACTATACTGCAATTGTTACTGTTGGTGTGGATAAGAACACAGGCCGCGTGTGGATAGTAGATGCAGAACGAAGGCGAGTTGGTTTCCGGGATGCGTTGGATTTTATCCAAAGTAAAGCGGAAAGATGGCGCCCAGAATCGATTGCTATTGAAGTGGTGCAATATCAGGCTGCTGTAGTAGAGGAATTATTGCGCTCTACCGATCTTCCTGTGCGACAGGTAAGACCAGATAAAGATAAATTGACGCGTGCACAAGGCTTGATTACACGATACGAGAACGGGCTTGTCTGGCATGCAGAGACACTTCCACAAGAGTTTATCAACGAACTATTATCGTTTGGCCCGGACTGTGAGCATGATGATATGGTCGATGCCGCTGTTTATGGATACATGATGACTGGAGACTATGGGAAAACATTATTTATTCTGCCAAAAAATCCTGAGACAGAAGTGATGCAGAAACGTCAAGCAATGGTCGAAAGGGGTATGCCTGGCTTACCTGATGGCGTGATGGGAATACTCGAAAAGCAGCCTACGGAAAGCGAGGTGTGCGGCAATTGCACGGCGTTCAACTCTGAAACCAAGCTGTGTGAAGAGCGGCACGTGAAGGTGCGTGCACACGATCCTGGATGTTCATTATTTGTGGAGGCGGAGGGTTGAAATAAATAAAAATCTAATTGGCTATTATTCTACTTTTGAAATAACCGGCGCGCTTTAACACGTTCAGTTGATTGAGTCGTTGGGCGTGCTCACGGTTGCGCCATGAGCGCTTCATAGCCCCACACGATGCAGAGCGCAGCCAACAGTAGCCAAATTGCGATGATTACTGCGCCAGCAACCCGGCTTACTGTTTTTCCATTTTTAATGGTTTCCTGTGCTCGTGTTCGGCATTCAGCCAGAACAGAATGGGGAACCAGCTTGATTGCCAATGCAATACCCAGAGGTATCAGGATGAGATCATCCAGGTAGCCAAGAACAGGCACAAAGTCCGGAATAAGATCAATAGGACTGAAGGCATAAGCAACGATACCGGCAACGAGAAGCTTGGCATACCAAGGTGTCCGTGGGTCGCGGGCAGCAAGATAAAGCGCAAAGGTTTCCGCCTTGAGATGGCGCGCGCGTTGTTTCAATTTTTCGAGCACTACCACTGCCTCGCTAAATAGACGCCCAACGCCTTGGTTAACCGGCGCCGGAGCACGAAGTGCGGAGGGTACCGACATAGGCCATGAAAATGCCGAAGGCATGGCCTATGTTGGCGTCCGCGTTGAACCCCCAGTTAGGCTGGGGAGCGTAGGCACGGTGTTGCATGTCAGTTTTAATGATGGAAGTGTCAAACATCGCTTTGTGAGCCACCCTTTGCACCATTCGGATAACTGATAACGGCCGCAACGTTACCAACTGGTGCCGTTACTTGAACGCCTATCACTGCTCCGTTCGCGTAGCCATCCTGTCTTCCATCGCGATGCTTGACCTGATACGAGCCTCCAGGAAGTACCTTAATGCGCCCAGCATTAGCACCTCCTCGAGTTGATGTGTTTTGCGAATCGCAGTTCGGGCAAAGTAAACGGAGGTTTTCAGTTCTGTTGTCTCTCGAATTTCCTGACTCGTGATCCAGTATGAGCGGCAACGGCTTACCGTTCCATTGCAGTGGCACGGAAAAAAACTGGCAAGAAGAGTTATCGCATCGTTCAGGTAGGCCTTGGCGTTTTCGCCATGCTAAGTAGTGTCTGCGGACAGTTTGTCGCGACTTGGGGTGGTCGGACATACAAAGCACGGAAGTTTGGTCTGGTTGCATGAGAACTTCCTATTGGTGACGAAAGCCTAACTAGAATTAGACCTCCGAAATGACGCAATATATTACGTCAAAAATGAAATATAACTCGGAAAGTTGCATGCTATTTTCTTATGATTAATAGAATTGCGTCGGTTTAGCTTTCATCATAATAACAATCTTCGCTAGATCCACAAATATATGAAATTTATATCCGCATTAGTAACCATTCTTATTTCCCATCTGGCATTTGCTTCTGGAGATCACATCCAACCAGATAAGTTGGGCGGCTACTTCACTAAAGAGGACCATTACCAATCAGACAGGATGGGCGGTTACTATGCCCCTAACGGAGAGCACCTGCAATCAGATGGTAGGGGCGGCTACTTTACGCAAAAAGGTCATGTTCAGACTGATAACCAAGGTGGTTATTATGCTCCACAAGGGCATTATCAATCGGACGGCAGGGGTGGATACTTCACCCCTGATGGCAAGCATATTCAGTCTGACGGAATGGGTGGGTGGTATAAGTAAGTTATTTGACACGACAATGCAAGGGGGATATATTGCAGATAAGTGCTCAAAACACTTCGCATAGCGGACTAACCTGCGCCCGATAGTCGTGGTTTTTTTACGTCCATAGTTTTCCTATGGCCGGGTGTTAGGCTAATAAAAGACCTGTCTTGACAGGGAATATGCCAGCCGTCTATGCGCGGTTTTGAGCACCCGGCCACCCTCTCAAAAAGGGTGAATACTCAAAATAAATCGCATAGGAGGTCATCATGACTGCTCTTTCTTTAGCTTTTCAATCCACTCAATTCGACGTTGTAGACCGTAACAACCAGCCTTGGCTAAGGAGCCTCCAGATCGGAGGTGCCTTGGGATATGCCAAGCCAGACCACTCGATTTGGAAATTGTACGAATCTAACAAAGACGAATTCACCGACGCCATGACTGCCTTGGTTGAATTAGAAACTAATGGCGGAAAACAGAAAGTAAGAATTTTCTCCCTTCGTGGTGCTCATCTTCTCGCCATGTTCGCCCGCACAAAAATCGCTAAAGAATTCAGGAAATGGGTTCTGGATATCCTGGATCGGGAAACTCAACTACCGAGCAATCCTCAGCAGTTCATTACACCCGAGCAAACCAACGAAATTTACACTCTGGTTTGCGAGCGCTTCCCAGATGGCCGTGACCGTGTGTACGCATGGAGCCGCTTCAACAATCATTTTCGTATCAATAGCTACAAAAATTTACTGTTTACAAAATACGAGGAGGCTTGCCGGTATATCCCTTCCATTCCAGGCAAGAAAGAAGTTAGGACGTTACCCGCTCCTATGCCTGCGATCAAACCACCCGTTTGGACAAAGCCCGATCCTGCGGGCTCAGCAGACGCAATACGCAGCATCCAAACAATGAGAAGCATCATTACGGAATTGCAGACCTGGTGTCATGAGCTTCCCATTGAAGCAGGGATGCCGCTATGGGAAGCACTGGATGATGTTAAGAGGCTCCTAATAACTGGCTCAACAGAAGTAAGCGAAGCATTGATGCATATCGGCATCGCCACTCGCTACCTGAATCGCTGGATGGGTAGGAGCCAATAGAAAGCACAGCACAGGAAAGGGCCTAGATGCTCTTTCCTTTCTCAAGCAAAATAAAAAGGAAGAATAAGATGAAAAAATGGTTGTTTGTGATGATGCTGTTTCTTAGTGCTTGTGCAGTTCCTCAGGAATCCCAAAGAACATCGTATTGGGATAGTATGAATAATTCCGAGAAGAGCGCTTTCTTGACACAGCAATTTGCGAAATCTGGAGACTCAAATGAGCAGCTAAAACTTGGTGATGCTTATATGGATGGCTTAGGAATGCCACAGGATTCTGAGAAAGCATTTTACTGGACTGAAAAAGCAGCTAATGGTTGGGCTCGTGGAGCAAATTATAAAGTAGGAATCATGTACCAAAAAGGAATCGGCGTTGAACAAAACTCTGTTAAAGCCGCAGAACATTTCTTAAAAGCAATAGAGAGAGATGTTGATAAAAAAGCAATGATACATTTAGGCGAAATGTATTTGAATGGGGATGGCGTTGAGAAAAATATAGAAAAAGGTATTTCTCTCTATGAGAGGGCTGCTGAGGGAGGCGATGCTGATGCTCAATTCGCATTGGGAAAAATTTATTTCAATGATTACCGTGTGCCTAAGAATATAAAGCAAGCTCACTACTGGTTGACTACATCTGCTAAAAATGGATATTCAGATCAGGTAAACAGTCTTTTGAATGATTTGGATAAAGAATTAGCTCAGGCTGAGGCTGATGAGCAAGAGAAGGCTAGAAAAGCGAAAACCGAGCTTAATGAAGCTATAAGAAGCCAGTCCTATGTTAAACAGTTAAGGCAAAAATACGGAAAACGCTTGAGGTATGAAACCGCTCACGCGCAAACAAGGATTCAATCCTTCAATATTGATTGCCGTGCAAACGATGGGCGCTATCTTCCACTTGAGAATGTCTTGCTTGCCAAGATGGCTTCTCTTGATAGTAAACAAGCATATCTGACTATCCGTGCAACTAACCGTGGTGACGATGTAAGAATCTACGATGAGCTGATAAGTGCAGACGGCAGACGCATGGGCTCAATACCTATGTTTGAGATTAATAAATGGGGGGAATTGCGTACATTAGCAGATGTCAGGATTGAGGCTATCCTAAATAGTTGTTTTGGCAGTTTCGGTCCAATATGGGCAAGCAGGTAAGCAAGCGCCGCTAAAATACGGATCGTCTCAATCATCTTGTTTTTGCGCAAATAAACCGTTAGAATTTAACGGTCAATAAATAAAATAATACCCGCATGAGCAATATTGTTGCTTTGGATTTGACATGCGCTAACGCAAAACAATTAATAGCTGAAATAGCGAAAGACAGCGCCAGAGTATTCTATACAACTCATGCGGAAAAGCGCATGAAGGAGCGCAAAATCACAAGATCGCAGGTTCAGCGTTGCTTGCTACATGGGAAAATAACTGAAGGTCCGTACCGTGATATTCACGGCAAATGGTGTTTAACTTTGGAAACATTTTCGGCTGGAGAGCCAGTGGCGGTAGTTGCCGCCCTTGATAAAGACTCTGATGGAAGCATGATTATTATAATAACGTCTTATTGAGGAGGGGATCAGCATGTTGCATTATACAAGCTGCGGGCTACAAAATATTTGGCTTAGGAACGGATATACAACTGTTAAAACTGCTTATGGAGAAGCCACTTCCATTCATGATCTGGATGGCTTGCATAAAGCTATTGGGCTGTATTTGGTTAATAACAAACCAAGATTAACAGGCGCGGAACTGCGGTTTCTACGGAAAGAACTTGATTTGTCACAATCTCATTTAGCTACCATGCTTGGTGTTAGCGAGCCATCAATCAGGGGGTGGGAGAATAATCGTTCTAAAGTATCTGCTCCAGCAGAAAAAATACTAAGAGCGATGTATGCGGCAAAAGTGAATGGGCATAGAGATATAAATTCTCTATTGGAGAGGATAAGCCAATTAAACCGTGACATTCATTCAGTCAAGATAGAGCTTGAAGAAACCAAATCGGGGTGGAAACAAGCTGCTTAAGCTGAAATATGTAGGCCAATAACAAAAGGGTGTCGTGATGCTACTTTCATGGCATGAACGACACTCCCTCACAAGTAGCTTTCAACGAAGTAGCGCCACAAGATGAGCGCTATGACGCCCATGCAGAGTTACAAAAAAGTGCATTATCAGAATTAATTCCGCGCCCTGAGATACAGCCGGTCATTGACTATATTCTTGATGACTTGGCTGAACAGGAAATGAGAAAGGCTTTAGCGAAGCCGAATATCATTCCTTTCCCTTCTAAAGCAGTCAAGAATAAGCAACCTGGCATGCAATCCGTGTATCTGGACGATATGCAGGTATCGGTCATGGGGCACTACTACGATAAGCCTGGCGTGTTCAGCTTCGACTCCATGCGTGCCATGGTCGAACAGACGCCGATACTCAATTCCGTGATCATGACACGTATCCGCCAGGTTCAGCGGTTCTGCAGGATACAGGAATCCGGTCGCGGGCCTGGCTTCGAGATCAAGCTCAAAGACCGTGAGGCAGAGGTAACGGATACCAACCGTCAATCCATCCAATTGATGCAGGATTTCATGCTTAACTGCGGGTGGGAAGCAAAACCACGCCAGAGAATGCGGCTTAAGCGCGACGATTTCACGTCATTCGTGGCCAAGCTGACTCGGGATAGTCTTACCATGGATTCAATGGCTATCGAGACAGAATACAAGCGTGACAGAAAGCTTGGGATGGATGGATTGTATGCCGTGGATGGTTCCACGATCAGGCTTTGCACGGAAGATGGTTATGAGGGCGATGACGAGATATTCGCGCTGCAGGTGGTGCAGGGGCGCATCCGTACTGCCTATACCTATGACGATCTGATCTATGTGCCGCGCAATCCGCGTACGGATGTATTAACTGGTGGTTATGGTCTGGCTGAGACCGAGTTATTGATTCGCGTGGTCACGGGATTTTTAAACGCCATGACCTACAATCAGAAGTATTTCGATAGTAACGCGATTCCCAAAGGGCTGTTGCACTTATCCGGAAATTATTCCGAGAAAGACCTGTCGGCATTCAAGCGCTACTGGAATGCAATGGTGAAGGGTGTCAACAATGCCTGGACGTTGCCGGTCATGGTATCCAAGGATCAGGAATCCCGCGCGGCCTTCGAGCGCTTTGGTGTCGATGTCGATGAGATGATGTTCTCGAAATGGATGACATTCCTGGCATCGATCATCTGTGCCATTTACGGCATTTCTCCTGATGAGATTAATTTTGAGTCATTCAGCGCAAGCAAATCATCTCTTTCTGGCTCAGACACGTCTGAGAAGCTGGCAAATTCAAAAGACAGCGGCTTACGTCCACTTCTGACTTATCTGGAAAATATTTTCTCGGATTTCATTATTCAGGATTTCAGCGAGCAATATGTGTTTCGCTGGACAGGGCTCGATGAGGAAGACGAAGAAAAGCGCCATGAAATTCGCAAGCTGGTACTCAAGGTCAATGAAATACGCGCCCAAGAAGGTTACGACAAACTAAATGACAAATGGGGTGAGGCCCCTGTCAATCCTGCCTTGCTTGGCGCTTGGCAGTCCGAACAGCAACAGAATGATCAAGATTTTGGTAACCCGGACGAGCAAGGCAGTAATTCTGACCAGGAAGATCAATCTGATTTTGGCGATGCAGGAGAGAATCAAGGCGATCAGCAAGAAGCGGATTATGGCGATGCGGGTGATAACGATGATGAGACTGCAATCGAGTCCGATGATGAAGAAAATTTAGGAAAGTCTTTCGGTCTGCCTGTTTACACATTTGAAGTTTAGCGGAGAAGTTAATGGAGTCTCAAGAGCAGAGAGAGTTGCCGCGTTACAAAGGTCACAAAGAGGTTTGTGCTTTAAAAATTAAGAAAGTTATCAGAAACCAACAATCTTTTGCAATTACGTTAAGTTTTGAAGAGGAAGGCTATTCTGATCTAGCTGTCAGTGAGGAATGGTTGATCAGACATCGACCGCAAGCAGGAGGTTATTACGTTGTTTGCCAAGATGGATATGTGTCGTATTCGTCAGCCAAGGCATTTGAGGATGGCTATACGCTTATACGACCAGTGGGACCATTGGGGGTTGTTTGAAAAATCAGAAATTGCCTAGTAGAGCTATTGCTGGCGATGAAATCTTCTTCCATCACAAAGATGCGCCGTGCTGCGGAAAGGTATTGTCTGTCGGCAAGCATGGCGTGACGGTCGATCAGGAAGGGAAGCAGCATCGCGTCACGTGGGAGCGGGTGCTAGGACACAAGAAACGTATATCACCAAAACTAAAAATACTGCATGAAGGCGAGGACGGCATGATCGTAGAAGATGCTATGGGCAAGAAGCGCTTCGTGCATATTCCGTCAGATGCTAAAGAGGATCAATACATGGTTAAAGCATTGTCTGATAAACGGCTATTGTTGTTTACAAAGTCAGAGAAGATCGCTAATCGTGCAGGCCTTCACCTGGAAAACAGGACGGACCGTACAGGACGAAATCAAAAAAAATGGGTACGAAGTGGCCAGGATGAAACGAAAGGCGATAAACAAACCAAAACAAGTGAGTCTGAGCAAAATAGCAGCCATGGGCAGACAGAATTTGGCGCACACAATATTAAAGCTGGGCAAAAAGTGCAATTCAAGCTGGGCGAGCTTGCTGGTGAAGGCAAAGTTGTTGGCAATCCGGGTGCTGATGGTGCGCATGTTAAGGATTCAAGCGGCCATATTCATCAGGTGCGCTGGGATCAGGTAACAGGGAATAGTTCGCATAATTCTGAGAGTGATAACAAAGGAGCTGGCGATGATCAGCAAGGCCAAAGCAAGCTATTTGATGACGAATTCGTTGCATCACTGCCTAGCATAGCAAAACAGCCACATGATAACTGGGAAGACCTGGTTAAACATGGCAAGGAAGGTCTGGAGCAATTCAATGAGATGTTAGGCAAGGTCCAGCAGGTTATGGGATTGAAATCTGGACACAATCCAGATGATATTACTGATGAGCAATGGGGGAATGACGACGGCTATCTATTCATTGCGCCTCTGAAAGGTGAGAAACGGGCAAGAGAAAAAGTAGAGGGAGATTATGATGGTGATTGGTCGCAATTGCGCGATGTGGTTAGGGCGACAATTAGTGTGCCTACTATGGCGCAAGTCAAGCAGGCCGTGGGACATTTGCATGATGTGGGTATTGATCTGGCGCAAAAACCGAAGAACAGGTTTGAGAAGTCTACGCATGAAGGTTATCGCGATTTAATGGCTATTGTTAAGCTGCCTAATGGTATGGTTGCAGAACTGCAAATTCATGTCAAAGCAATGACACAGGCAAAAAATCACGGGCATCACCATTATGGAATCACCCGCTCCTTGCAGACTAAATATAATGAAATCGAGCCTTCTGATAAATGGAGTGATGAGGATCATTCTGAATACTATAAAGCGATCAAGGCTCAACGTAACATATATTCCGAAGCTTGGAGAAAGGCTAATGGAGAGACTAAGAATCAATTGACAAAGGCATTCCTAGGTAGCACAATAATATTGCTGTTTAGGAAGAAGGAGGTGCCAAATGAACATGATTTACATTGAGAATGAAGGCGCTTTGTATCGCGGACCAGCTAGGGGAGTTCCTAGGGAAATCTGGAACGCAAAAGAAAAGAAATTCGTGCCTTACAAGGGCGCTGTCCCTAAGCCAATTGAGTGGGGGTACGAAATTGATGAGGCAGAAGCGCGGGAAATGATGGGTATCGAGGAAGAAGGGAATGGGAAAAATGATCCTGTTCTTCAAGTCGCACATTAGCGGCTACACCCGAGGTAATACCTACGTTCATGACCATTACCGTCGAGCTGCAAAATTTGCGGCTGCCAAGCATAAAGGCCAAACCCGCAAGGATGGCAAAACACCCTACATAACACACCCAGTCCAGGTGGCATCTATTCTGAGTAGAGAGGCCAAAGTAACCGATCCGGTTATCCTGTTAAGCGCATTACTACATGACACACTGGAAGATACCGACACCAGCTACGAGGAATTGGAAGCAGAGTTCGGCAACGAGGTTGCCAATCTGGTGCTGGAAGTGACCAATAATCCAAACCTATCCAAGCTGGATAGCAAAACAGAGCAAATTGCCAAGCCGTGGTCTCCAAAAGCTATCAGACTCAAGATGGCCGACAAGACAGCTAACCTGCGAGATCTGGTTAATGCTCCGCCAGTTGGAATGTCAAAAGACAAAAAGATTGAATACGCCAATCATGCCAGAAAGGTGATTGAAGGCATGAGAGAGCATCCAGAAGCGTTAAAACGATTATTCGATCTAGCCTACCAAATAGTTCTCAGTCACTAAACTGCTTCATTCCATAGCGGTATGGTGTCGTAACGTACCATAATTATCTTCGACAACCTGGGCAAAACTTTTTGCTGCTAAGTATTGTCTTATTAATTACTCCGAGCGTGTGTGTGGGGTGCTTCAAAAAACATCACGCAGCTGGTGAGCAGATCTCCTTTTGCAGAGTTACCCATCCTCTGTTTCTTGCGTGAGCCAGTCGATTCCGTGCGTTAGTCGGCGATTCTATTTTTGCAAGCTGAGAAACCGGCTGCAACTATTGTATGTCGTGACCTGACAATATGTGTCATGACAACGCTTCTAATCGATATAGGCCCATTGAGCGAACATCAATCAGATGAAGCGCTAGAGGCAATCTACAAATCAGTCCACGATCATGGCGGTGATGATTCTATCTGGAATACGCATGAATCCCCATATATCAGACGATTAATCGAGTTATTTACCGAACGAGGATTAACTCGTCTCGAAAAGGTAAGGACAGAGTTAACTGCGTGGGCTAAAGGTGAAAAACACCGTAAAGATAGTCCTGTTCCAAGGCCGGAGGGCATGATACGCCGGTGGGACAAAGGCGAGCTTGCATTGGTCAAGCTCTATCTTGAAGCCTTGCCACCGGAGCAATTCACCCTGGATGATTGGGGAATGGTCGTTGATTTTTTGGTGCAGCGTTATCTGCCGGAAGATGAATTGCGTACCGAAGCAGAATGGCTGGCAACGCGATCAGGATTAATGGGCAAGGTGCAAGCAAACATGCAAAAGTCACCAAACTTGAAGCAGGCAGACAGGTTGCTGGCAGCTATGCCCAATACCGTCAAGGGTGCGTCCAAGCAATTCAAACTATCATCCGTGCAACATGCGGTACTGGACTTTGGGCGTGCGCGTGCAGCCGAAGCAGTGACAAGGCTATCTGACAACGTGCGTCACAAAATGCGTGATGTGATCATGCAGCATGAAGAACAGAAGATGCTCAATGGTGGAGCAGCTACGCCGGGGTCAGCCCTAAAAACGCGATTGTTAGATGAATTTGCCGTATTGAACAGAGATTGGCGGCGTATTGCGTTGACAGAAGCAGGGGAAACCGCCAATCAAGGTTTTATTTCCAGTATGAAGCCTGGCAGCAAATTGAGGCGCGTTGAACAATACGCGAATGCCTGTTCTTTCTGCAGGAAGATTGATGGCGCCATTGTAGAGGTTGTGGAGCCTTCGAAGCCATTAAAGAATCCCGATACGATGGTTTGGCTTGGAAAAACCAATGTGGGGCGTTCATTGTCACCACACAAGCGCGTGGGAGGTGAATTAATCGAGCGCTTGCCGGAAGAACGCTGGTGGATTGCGGCAGGTGTACAGCATCCGCACTGCCGTGGACAGTGGATAAAATTACCTGAATCAAGACCAGAAGACGATCCTGATTTTGCTGAATGGCTAAGAAGAACGTTGGAGCAGATATGATACTTTTCTTGAAAGCTCACCCTATTAATCAGGCCATTTCACGTAGCACGTCAGCAAGCAAATTGAATGATAATGGAATCCGTCGCAATCCTGGCGAACCATCACCAGAGGCTGCTAAGGAAGGAAACTATAAAAAGCCGGTGATGAAGTGGCGTGGTCTGACCATTCGTATCGAGAATCCTGCCGGTTCCGTGCGTCGAGGGAATGGGTGGGAAACCAGAATGAAATATGACTATGGTTATATATCCGGTTCAAACGGGGTCGATGGCGACGAAGTAGATGTGTATATTGGCCCAAATCTCGATGTCACTGAAATGGTTTACGTTGTGCATCAGCGTAAATATGGGGACTGGAACAAGTACGACGAAGATAAATGCTTGATCGGATTTATGAGTGAGGATGAAGCCAAGGCAGCTTACCTTGCGCATTACGATGATCCACGCTTTCTAGGGCCGATAACAGCATTGCCGGTTGAGGAATTTATCGAAAAGGTCAAAGCGACAAGAGAACAGTCTGGAATGATCAAATCGATGATTCTATTCTTCAAAGCCAACGTCAATCGGTGCTCGATTTAATGCTGCGATGATGAATATCTAAGCATTACATTCTTAAAACAAGATTCATAAAAAAAGCATCGTGACACGACAATAGGCTCAATAACCTTTTGTCGAAGTCGCGAGCCTATGTTGATTCTTTTCCTGAAAGCAGAACAGCAATCACTGCTGTTTGACGCTCCTGTATTAGTGCAGGGGTCAGTCCGTAAAGACGGAAGTGTAGTAAAACCGCACGTGCGGATTCAAAAAAAGAAACTGCCTGATTCTGGCGGTACACAGGGGAATTTATTTGGTGATAATTCCACTGAACAATCGAAAAAACCCTCAAAGTTAGACGCATTCATTGCCAAGCAAGGCGGAATGCAGTCTCTTGCGTCCAAGCTATCAATGCTGACTGAAGGTCAGCAGCAGACCATCTTTGAAAAGATGGCGGCGCTGGATGGAAAGAACGTCAAAGAAGTAGCTGCGATGTTTGACGGCTTTTCTGTCAGTGAGATCGAACAGAAGCAGCCGGATTTGTTCACATTGCAACATGAAGCGGTAAAGGAAGCAAACAAAGAAGAGTTTGCGGAAGAGGACAAAGCTCCACAGATTATCAATCATCTTGACCCACTTGAATTTGGCGTTAAAGCCGGTATCACCAAGTCAGAACGGCGCAAACTCAATGCACAGGCCGTAGCTATCGTCACAGACAAAACTTCATCGGATATCACTGAAGACGACCGTGCGATCCTGCGTCAGTATTCCGGCAATGGTGGCTGTGGTGATTCGCTCAATGAATTCTATACCGATCCGGCAGTTGCGCTTGCCATGTGGAAAGTCGCGGAAAAGCTGGGTATTACTCACGGTACAGCCTTGGAGCCTTCATGTGGATCGGGCGTATTCCTGCACACTGCGCCTGCTGGATTCAAGGTTACTGGCGTTGAATTGGAAAGCATCTCTGCCAAGATGGCCGAAGCATTACATGGTGAACGGCATGAAATCGTGAATGCTTCGCTGGAGCGATTTGCTACTCAGGATACGCGACGATTTGATATCGTAATCGGCAATCCCCCCTATGGGCCGCGCGGCATGCTTGCCAGGGATGACAAGAAAGAGCTGTCCAAAGCGGAAGAGTATTTCATTGATACCAGTCTGGACAAGACCCGTGCAGATGGACTATGCATGCTGGTAGTGCCAAGCGGCATTATGGGTAGCAAGAATGGCCGCAAATTCAGGGAGCGCATGCTGAGAAAAGCGGAGTTCCTGGGCGCTCAGCGATTGCCTAACAGTGCATTCGAGGCAAGTCATACCGATGTGACGACCGACATTATTTACCTTCGCAAAAGGCCGGATGATATAGCAGGCGCATTATGCGTTGTGGATAAGAAAGCTCTGCAAGCGCTTGGTGTGTGGGATGATGAATTTCTGGCAGGAAAATACTTCGAAGGACGAGGGAAAGCCAGCGTGTTTGGCGAGGTGGGCACTGCCAAGCGTGCGTTCGGTGAAATTTATACCGTAAATGGGACAATGCGCGGCGTGCCATTTTTGATCGAGGAATTCAATCCTCATTCACAAACGGTTACGCCGTCGATTAATGACATTCTGTCGGTATTACCGGATCAAGCGGCCAAGGATAAAGCGCTCAATGCAGCTGAAAAGCAACCATATCAGAATGGCGCCAAGGTAGGTGATATCAAGGTTGAGGATGGCGTGACCTATGTGCTGCAGGGTAATCCACCACGTTGGCATCGGGTGGATGATGCGATGCAATCCGAAGCTGTTACCCAAGCGCAAGCATTGGCATCTGAAATTGATCGTCTTATGGACGGCGAGGTGGCAGACCGGGCTGCGCTCGAGCAATCCCTCCGTGACTGGGTGGCGCGGCACGGCATACCGGCCAAGCATCCAGAGCTGTTAATCGCAGCAGCCCAGGATAAAACGCTTTATCGGTTAATCGGTGCGGTAGGCAAGGACGGCAGATTGTCCGATGCGGTGATGGGCAGAGCCGCGCGCAGAATAGAGGGTGGATTCGATGCAGTAGCACAATCATTGGCGTTGACGCATGAGTCTGGTGATTTCTCGGTTGCTGAATTAGCCGAAGCGCTAGACAGAGATCAGGACGATATCCTGGATCAGCTGACTGCGGATCATCGTTATGCATATGTCGATGGCGATAGATGGTCTACTATGGATACTTACCTGACAGGTCATCTATGGTCTAAACTTGATCAAGTCAAGAGCCAGCTTGCCAGCAATGAATTAGTCATGGTTATGCGTTCAAAGCTGGAAAATCAGCAAAAGAGACTTGAAGAAACCATCGATCCAAAATCACTGGAAGATGTGGAAATTCAGTTAAACAGCGCATTCATTCCCCTAAGCATTCTGGAAGCATGGATTGACGATAAGGCTGACAGATTACGCGAGTCCAACCCCGGTTCAGGCTGGTATCAAAACCTTAAGCAAGCTTCCATCACTTTTGAGAATGGCATTTACACCATAGGCAAAGGTACGGCGATCAATGAATCCTTGCTCGATAAATACTTGAATCGAACGGGCGTCAGAAAGGACGATTTGCCGACAATTGATGAATGGAACGAAGCATTCAAAAATTGGCTATGCGCATCAGAGTATCGAGACGCAGTAGAGGATTTATATAACCGTAAATTCCGTGGCTTCGTGCATCGAGAATTCACCGATGAACCGATTGATGTGCCTGGATTGGCCAATCAAGACCAACTAAAACGTTACCAATGGCCGGGGCTGAAATGGGCGTTATCGGTCGGTAAAGGGATTATTGCGGATGATGTTGGATTAGGGAAGACCGTAAAGGGCCTGTTGCTCGCACGATTGGCCAAGCTTACCGGCAAGGCGCATAAGCCGATGATCATGGTTCCTAAGTCAGTATTAGCTAACTGGTACGTGGAGTCTCAAAAATGGTTCCCCGGTTCCAAGGTGCTTACCATAGGCGGTGATTTCTCCTATAACGACAAAGGTGAATTAGTCGGGCGTGACGATAATAAGAACGAGCGTGAACGCAAATATCATGATCTGACGCAAAACGATTATGATTTCGTAATCATATCTGAGCCGGTCTTTCAGGAAATAGACCTTGATCCGGTGACGAAGAAAGAAATGTATGACACTGATTTCTGGGTGCAGCGTGGTGATTCGCTTGGCAATGCAGGGGATAAGCGCGTCAAGAAAATTCGAGAAGCCTACGAGCAGTCTATTGCAAAACGTGAATTCGAAGACAGAACGGGCGTGATCTACTTTAATGATCTTGGTGTGGACATGATCATTGCAGATGAAGCGCATCACACAAAAAACCTCTATGCCGCAAAATCGCGTTTTGGCGACAATCCCAAGTTCCTGGGTGGACAAGGACTATCAAACCGTGCGTTGGATTTCAATCTGAAAGCACGTTGGTTATTGGGACAAAACGGCGGTAAAGGCGTATATGGATTGACGGCCACACCGACCAAAAATAGCCCCCTGGAAATCTATTCGATGTTGTCGCATATCGCACCAGAAGCGTTTGAAAGCATCGGTATCCGTAACAGCGAGGAATTTCTTGATCGATTCTGCAAGTTCGAGCGTGATAACGTGCTGGGAACCAACGGCGAGATTGATGAAGCGCTGGTGGTGGCGGGTTTCAAAAACATGGAAGAACTGCGCACGCTCATGAGCCAATATGTCAGGAGGACAACCGCAGAGGATGTCGGATTGATATTGCCGAAACGCGACGACCGCATGCATCTGATCGACATGACGCCTGAACAACAGGCGGTTTATGTGGAATTGCGCGACATGGCTGCCGAAGCTGCTAAAAAGGATGCTACCGGTGATGCGCATATCTTCAGTGTCATGGACAAAATGAACAAAGCGGCGCTTGACCTGGAAATATACGATCCGGTTACCTATCAAGGTACCAGCAGTCCAAAATACGAGGCATTGTCCAAGCACGTGGCGGAGGGCGTCAAGGATGGCGGGCAGGTGATTTTTGCCGATTACGTGGATGCGCACGACAAGATTGTGAAAGCGCTCGTAAAGGCAGGCATACCCAAAAACCAGATTGGCATTATCAATGCACAGGTGGCATCCAGCGCGGTGAAACGGCAAAACATCGCCGATCAGTTCAATGCAGGCAAATTGAAGGTGGTAATCGGCAATACTGCAACCATGGGTGAGGGAATCAATTTGCAGAAAGGCACTACTGATATTCATCACATGGATCTGCCGTGGGAACCGGCCAGCATTCAACAGCGCAACGGTCGCGGATTGCGGCAAGGCAATATTAAAGAAGCGGTGAGGATACACACCTATCTGTCGAAAGGATCATTCGATGGTTATCGTTATCAGTCAATCGGCGCAAAAAAAGACTGGCAAGACCTGTTGTGGAAAGGCGGGGATACTATTGAAAATCTGTCCCGGGAGGGCAACATCAGCCGTGATGAAATGCTGATCATGCTGTCCGCCGATCCGGACGCGGCGCGCGCTAGATTCGATTCTGACAAGAAAGCGGCTCTAGAGCGGCATGAAGCAGGAGAGCGCGCAAAAGCTTCTGAAGAATTCGTGCGCTTCCAGTCACTGAGAGCAAGCTACCAGTCGCTCAAGGACAAGAACACCACAAGCGCGGCTTTGTTGCAATCCAAGCTGGAGAAAGCTAAAACCGCTCTGAGAGGCAATCGCTTCTTTACGGGTAAGTCATTGATCGATTCCGCTACCGATGCGCTCATGGAGCCCAAGACCGGCCTGGTATTGCATGCCAATGTGGCGTTTCATGCAGTAGATGAAAAAGGTGAGAACGAGGGTAAATTTGTGGTGACCGGCGTCAATCTGAAGGAAAAAACGGTGACGGTGAGACCGTATGCGGATATCAATGGTCGCAAGAAGGCTGTCAAATTGTCAGATCTGAATCATGGTATTAAGCCTTTTGCATTCAATGAGGATAGCGAAGCTAAAGAGCTGGCTGCGAAGATGGAATCCGATGCAGCGAATAAAGCCAACAATATTACGGATTACAAACAGTTATCGGAGTTGCCATCAAGGGTTCTGCGTGAATCGCATGACGCCATACAGCAACAGCTTAAGGAAGGGGCAAGATCATACAAGATTTCGTTCCACGCTGGTAAAGTGCCGATGGTTCATCGTGAGAGTGGAGGGATTGATTTGGTTAATAACTACTCAATCCGTGACAAGCTGGATAGTCATGATTTCCTGCTGCCGACCGATGACGCCAGGAAGAAACTGGCAGACGCCTGGCTGGATGAAGAGCGCAATGTCAGGTTTGGAACTACTTTTGTTAAAACAGGGAGAAGAGGTTCATCATCCTCTCAGACGCATGCTGTCAGGGAGTATCAGAATGCGGATTACAGCAGCAAACAACATAACCCTTGGTCTGAGCATGTAGCATCCGCGAATGGCGAGAAACATTCGTATTACGAGGATGAATATGGCGCCAGTACGCCATCCATCAAGGCATTACGCGAGAGGCTGAAAAAAGAACAGATTGATCGCGCTAAGAAAGCCACTACATTAACGGATACAATCAATATCCTTGCGCCATTGGGCGCAGTGCAAGACAAGGTGAAGGGATATGGCGCAAAAGTTAAGCTGCCCAGAAAAGCATTAGCGATCCTGTGGGCCAAGGCGAGGCATTTGGGCGTGCTGGGCGAGAAATTGGACGATCATCTGCCAGGGGAAGAAAAGAATTACGGGAAGTATGAAAAACATTCCAGTTATTTCCATGGATCAAGAAAAGATAAAACGGTGCATGCTGCATTGATTGGCATGGCGAAAGATGCCGGATATGACGACCTCGCTGCGGCAATGATTGAGTCTGGTCTGCGTCACCATAAGAAATCTGATCACAAAGAGGTGTTGAGCGAGTTGCACCAAGACTACGGTCACAGCGATCAAGTGCTTAAAATGATGCTTAAATTAGCGGAAGCATCGGGCATTGCTGACATGAAAGCGGTTAATGCGGAAACAGGCATTCAGAATGCTGGCATACTGCGGCCTAGACAATGGGGTGGCGATGAGCATAAAACGATACGAGAAATAATACAGGAGCGTATGAAGAATGGTTGATCCTAAGACCTTTGCGGAATCAACTCTACAATTATTGCAGCAAGACCCGAGGCGATACCATAATTTCGGGGTGTACTGGTATTTCGTCAAGGCGCTCATGAAGCGGTATTACACCAAAGATAATCTGCATCTCCTTGGCGAGTATATGGATGCTGACACCATGGCGAGAATGCCTGAGCACGCTACTTTGCAGGAAGCAATAGAAGCGGCTATCGAGGAATACCGGCATAATGCCAGCTTCAACCTTGGTCGCTCGACCGTCGAGGATTTAACAGGTGGCGGTGTGCTTGACCTGCATGATGAGGATGCTGGCGTCTAACTTTCGATAGCGAGAGATCCCTCGTCGTGTGAGCGTTCTGTCGTGACCGTACCATAGCGCGTATGAGCCAGATTGTATTCATCAAAGCTTTCAGCAGCGAATGGAAGGAGGAGGATCATTCCCGTGATGGTAACGGAAAATTTGCTGAAAAATCATCCGCCAGTACCGGGTCGAGCCTGCTCCACAACCGTGGGTAAATAGCGTTATCCATGAACTCTACAGGGAAACTCTGTTTTTGGCTGTCTGATTTTTCTGGAAGCTGAGGCGCATGGTTTCTACATTTGCATCAATTCCATTTTTTACAGCAATTTCACGAGCTTCCTGCTGAAGCAGGACTGCCATTAATGGGATGCGTTAGATGATCTGGCCAAGCTCTTGATCACCGGCTCAACAGAAGTAAGCGAGGCATTGACGCATATCGGCATCGCCACTCGCTACCTGAATCGCTGGATGGGAAGGAGCCGCTAACTCATCATTAGCTGGTAATAGGGAAGGAGTGAAATTTCGCTCTTTCCCTTCAGCTCATCAAGGACAAAGACGCTTGATTTGTCGCGGCTATACGATTGATTGAGTTTTTATCAAAGTGAAACTTTTGCTCTTTCCATAGCCTTCTCATCAAGGGAAAACAGATTTACGCGTATCGCGCGACTGAGCGCAGCCTGATGCAATTGCTCTTCAGTTTGGCCAGATGGATTATTCGCTGTCTTCACGTTTTGATATTCAATACTGAAATCCAGGATATTGAGTAAGGAGTTTTGATTCGTCGAAGAACCGGAATATGCAATCGTGTGCTGAAACCCGAGCTGGGCAAGGAATCTGGCAAAATTCGTGAAGTATGTGGAATAAGTGCTCAGTGCCGATGGCAATACCCAGGAGATGTGTTTTAGCTTGCTTGTGACCATATCATCGGTAGTAGTGTCGAATGTGCCTGCCAGCGATTTCCAAGGTTGCACCTGGGTATAGGTATTCTGGGGGATACCGAATAACCCCTTGGCATTCAGCGCATTGAGAGCCGCTCCAACGGCGATTGATCCTGTGATGGTTTCCGAGGGACTTGCAGAAGTAGGTTGAGCGATATTTTTTTCATAGATGAACGGTATTTGTTCAAGAGTAGAGCTCTGCCATGCATGAGGGACGACATCCAGGGTATTGTATTCACTCGTGTAGGTGAGGCTTGCGTTATTACCTTGCGGAATCGATCCGATGACGTACTCGTAGTAGGAAGCGAAATTGGTTTCTCCCGGGGTAGGGCCCGCCGTAGCCCATACGTCGATTTCTGTTACCTTGCCATTTGAGTTCCAATTCTGAAGATTTTGCATGTAGAGAGCCAGCACAGGAGAGAGCGCTCCGCCCAAGCTATGTCCTGCTACGGCAACGTTAGCTCCTGACGGGATGTTGACCGTGGTGCTCGCTAATTGACTCTGAAGGACTGTGAGCATGGTGTTGCTGTTCGCATCCACCATACTGAGCAAGGCCGAGAGACCGTCCGCCGCGCCTTGGGAGATGGCTGCATCAGCATACTGACTTGGTAAAGTCAATTCATTGCCGAGTATGCTTTGCCACGTTACGTTGGTGTGTACGCCGAAATCTTCCGTTAACCACCCATACACCGAATCGATGTTGGTGCCAGCTATCGCCACGACGAATTGATTTTGAGAAGGACTGTAGAAAAGTACCATTGTGTTATCTGCGATGGCTGGGACAGCTAATGGATTGTGTGACCAGATAACTGGTCCCCAAATGACTTGCCAGTCGTTACCGATAAATCCTTGAATTGTTGTATCGTTAAGCGACGCCGTGATGACCTTTGCTACAAATCCCTGAAGATCGGTGATTGTATTGAAGGAGGTTACTCCGAATGCTGCATTGGAGAGCAGGGAAAGACTATGGATTTGCTGCTCTATGGAATATGTTCCGGGTTGCGCTGTCTGTTCCATTTTTTGTATCCTTTTCTGGAAGGGAGTGGTGTGTAGGAGAAACAAAAGCCCTTTTACGTAAATAGCGCTTATCGCAATACAATCCGAATTTACTGGATAGGCCGTCAGACAGGGCATGAAAACAATATAGGGGAGGCAAAACAGGAGCAATAAATGAAAAAGAACCGTTTTCCCCCTGTTATTTAAGTGTTCTGATATGCCAAAAGCATGGTAAGCCAATTATTGTCGAATTGATCATGGCTAACGCAATTTTTGATTGCTCTTGTCTGGAAACACATATGTCGTGACCTCAAAATAGAGGCCATGAGGCCAATCTTATTTATCAAATCAGCTCCCCTCAAATGGAATGAATCCGATCACTCGCGCAATGAAAAGGGTGAGTTTGCGCATAAACCATCCATGCATGTTGAGTCAAGCGCCGGAATCGAATCATTTGAACAGGCAAGAGCGTGGTGGCGTAAAAATCTCGGTGGAAAGGTGGCCGACCTGACGGTTCATCTTTCGCGTTCCGGCGACGGATGGAAAAAAACAATAAAGATCAAGGTTGATTTCCCGTCCAATGAAACCCACGCTTTTACTGAAAAATCAGATCCTGGCGTAAACCCAGATTGTTACGATAATCCAAAAAAACGTTTGCATCCGAGATCATTTATTCGTGAACGCGCGATATTAATGGATCGCATTGCTAGGACAATCGAGTTTCCACAAACGAAAGCCATTCATTATGGCGCTGACCTGTTATTCGAGCGCGTTTATGGAGGCAAGCACCTTGTGGTTGCTTTGACGTGGAGTCAAGCACGCGGTTTATATGTGTTTGATTCCGCGTATGCGATGTCGGCAGACAAAGTAAAGAAAATCTTGAGCAGTCAAGACCGCACAAAAAACAACGGCCCACTTCAAAAAAGTGAGCCATTTGGATCGGCGCCTTCGGTCTTTCGGGACTCTACTGAATCCGGGAGTTACCCCACCGGCAGTAAACCTGTGGTATCAGAACCCATCGGCTTCCGTCGCTGCTGCACAGATACTATAGTTGACTTTCTAACGACGGTCAACGCCGATTTGGTGAAGTCGATTCCGGCGGGTGCGCGCTGGATCACGGTTCACCCTAATGGCAAGGACGCAAAAGGCCAGCCATTGCTTGTTCAGGAGGAATCAGACGGTTCGATGCGCGTCATTGGTGGCGCTGGCGGCAAGCTTAATTACCTGAAATTGCGCCATGTCCGCTCTGAGTCCGATTACAAGAAAGAGGCTGGTGAGCGCAGAAAGGCGCAAGCTGAGAAAAGAAAAGAACAGCGAAAAAAGGATAAAGAGCTTGGTATAAGCGAATCCAAGGGCCGAGCGCGAGAAGCTATTGTTGCTCAACGCAGGGGCGCGGAAAGAGAGTACATCCAGTCTGTCTCTCAAGCAATGGGCTGGGAGCAATCATCAATCGAATTCCCGGAGCATAAATACGGCCATTTGTCGGATGCCGCCGTCAACAAGCTACGCGGCAAGCACCATAGAAACTTACTGGAAAAAGCCAAGCAAGCAGTCGAGCTGCAGCGTCAAAAGTTGCTGTCGAGTGAAGAGGCGAGATTGTCTGCCGGGATAGGCGAAGTGCCTCTTGATACGCAGGATGATGATAGTCTGTCGGTTGATGATCTTAAACCCATCCCAAGTCAGAATGGAGGTCTTGGATATAGCTCTGATTATAAAGGTCGCGCTGAACGTGCCGGGCTGACTGAGGAAGACTTGAAAGCTGAGTCAAGCGCCATCCGCTCAGAAAAGCTTGCGCAAATGACTGACGCGCAACGGCAGGCGGCAATCAGGCTAGGTGAAACATCCAGGCTGCTGAAGCAGGAACTGGAAAATATCCGGGAGCCGGTTGTATCGAACGCGGTGAGTGTAATGGAAGATGCCAAAGCTGCGGTCGAATTACTCAAGGCAGAAAAGAAGCTGAAGGCCATTAACCAGCAAGCAAAAATGAAGCTGGCTGAAGTGGATGAGGCCAGTGCAAAGGTAGAGCCAAAGGCGTTTGTGCTTGAGTATGCGGCTGACCCTGATATAGAAAAGAAAATCGCGGAAGATATCGAAAACGATCTGCGCACTGCGCAAACACGCACATTTTTGACGGAATTTCAGCGGTTAGCCGGTGATAAGCCGGAGGAAACCGTTGGAAAATATATGGGTATCGGTGCTTATAACAGCATTAATTCCCTGGCGCTTGCTGTGGGTGGTGATGCTTTGGTAGATCGCTCAGTGGTAGATGTGCTGGGTATAGCCGGTGCAGCGCAGGTGCTGGCGAGGCGAGTCCATGCCGATCTGAAGGAGGATGTAGATCGGATTGCTGAGGGCATGCAGGAGTTTCACCTTCACCACTACATGACAACCAGCGATCAGGCACTTAATCAAGCACGTGAATTGATGGATGTGGCGCGTGAAATTGAGATAGGTGAGGGTGCAACAGGGGCTGATCTTAATACCGCACAAGAGCTCAATGCCAAGCGCCGGGCTGCGGTGACTGATGCGCAAAAGATCATCGGGCAAGCATTAGGAGAAATGGAGGCCAATGCTGCTCTGGTGATGGCGCTGAAGCAAGGCGCAAAAGATTTGGTGCAGGTACCATTAGGCAATCTATCTGTCGAAAGTGCAATTGTGCGCGCTAGGGCAATCGGATTGCAGCGTGGGGATTATCAAATTGACGATTCTGCAGGGCAAACCTTCCTGACCGTCAATGCAAGCGGTATGGATAGATTAGCCAAGCCGGTTAATCGCGAAGATGTAGAGCAGATTAAACATAATCTCTCGATCATGCGTGGCGATCACGATGAAGATGATTGGCTGCCGTTGGGTGTTGCCAACAGACCAGATTTGGCGATAAATGTTAATCCGGGCATTGCGCCAAGGTTAGCTGACCCATTTCAACCAAGCGAAGACCCGGAACAATCACTGCGAGATTATATCGGTGGACGCACGGCTGATGGCGATACGCCTGCCGATATCCTGGCTGACATTCAATCGCTGGATTTCTTCCGGAAAGCAGGTAGTGATGAAGCGTACAGAGCTGCGCTAGATGCTGTTGCACCATTAAAGGATCAAGATGGAAAAATACAACGAGCTGAATCACTCTCTGACCATTTCGAGCAATATGCAGACCAATTTGTACAATCCAGATACGGTGGATCAAGATCCCCGATCAACCGTCAAAAGTTTGAAATTAACCAAAAATCAGTTGATGCACTCCATCGCGCATTGTCAGAGGCACCGGAGGGTGTGGCGGCATATAAGCAGATAGGCGAGTTGACCCATACTGATCAAAGGACGCTTAGAGAGTATTTCTATCGTCATGTGGCGAAGGAAACCCCGGAATCCAGCATGTTGCGTCAAGACCTGGAGCAATTGGACAAAAACGAGCCGGAAAAAGAGTTTGTCGATATGTTTGGCGACACGGCTACTAACCCGGAATGGTCGGCTTGGCGCAATCAGCGTGATGAGCTTGCGGCGAAGGTTAATGCTGCATCTCTAACCTGGGATAAGTATATTGACACGATGCGTGGGCATGAAAAAGCCTACGAGTCCATTCAGGACATGATTCGTTCGCGCGTGTCCAAAAAGTTTGTTGATGAGCACAATAAACTGAATCCCGATAATCCTTTGAAGATAGGCCGGTCTGTTATCCGTAATAACCTGAATCATCTGGATGCAACAGACCAGGAAACGCGGGAAGCAAGAATGGCAGAACAAAGGCAGTTGATAGACAGTCTGCGTGAGCGCTCTCAAGGCAGATATGCTGCAGGTTCTGTCTCTGACAAACTGGATGCGGTGAGAGAACGTCAGGAAGCGTTTGAACAGTCGCAAATGGATTTCTTTTCTACTGAGGAAATGCCTGCTGAGGAAGCCATTAAAGAATTAAGAAGCGATGAGCGGCATACAGTAGGGCATGAAGCAGAGCGGCAGATTGCCGGGATGATGGGTATTGTCGGCAAAAACTTTAAGCCGGGGCAACCCGTAAAACTCTGGAATCCATCGATGAGCGGGGGCGATAATTACGCGCGTCAGCGGGCTATCAAGCTGATTCAGGCAAACAAGCGCATCGGCTTGCACCTAGGCGCGGGATCCGGAAAAACGCTTGTCGGTCTCGGCGGATTTACCCATCTTCATCAGCAAGGGCTTGTAAAAAGAGGGATTGCGGTAGTTCCAAGCATAGTCCAAGGGCAGTTTTCGGGAGAGGCCATCAGGTATCTTGAGCCGAACAAGTTTAACTGGCACATCGAGCCTGGCGCAAACCGTGCGGAGCGAATCGCGGCATATAAAAATCCTGATAATCATCTTTGTGTTGTAACTCATCAATCGCTTCGTGACGATCTGTTATATCTGGGTTCGCAACGCGCGGGTATTCCGCCAAAAGAAATGTCTGAGCGTGTATCAGTGATGACTCACGCAGAACGCAAAGAGTGGGCGCGTGATCTGATGGAGAAAGAAGGAATCGATTTTCAGTACATGATGATCGATGAAGGTCATAACCTTCTCGACCGTCAAGGGAAGGAAGATTCCGCCATGTCCAACGTGATCGGCTCTTTTTCTGCAAATACTCCTTACTATGTGAGCATGACCGCCGACCCGGTTCGCAATGACGCGTCGGAAATATTCTCCGCGTTGCAGAAGGTCGCACCGGAAAGATATACCGACAGAGCGGAGTTCATGCGCCGCTACGGAACAGATACATTGGCATCAAAGGATGCATTGCGTCGAGAAATGGCAAGATACTTCTATCCTCACAAGATAGAACCAAAAGTCAATATCAAAAGCGATGTGGTGAACGTGCCGCTCAGTGAAGGCCAGAAACACGCTCTGTCTTCATTGGATAAGGATTTGGCGTCTATGCGCATTGCCAGAATGCAAGGCAAGGTGGATATTGAAGCTGCAAAACGGGTGAATCCCGCTATGTTCGATGGCGTTCCCGAAGATCGGCATGAATCGATTGCGAAGTCGTTGCAAAACGCAATTGGGATTGTCCGTGAGTCCGCTACGCAACGAATAATCAATGCTCACCCAGAATCTGCGAAACTGGACGAAGTGGCGAAACAGGTCAAAGCGAGAAGCGGGAAACCAGGAATTATTTTTTCACACAGCCTGGAAGCCGTTGAATCCATCAAGTCGCGGCTGGAAAAGGAAGGGATGCGCGTCGTTACGATATCAGGAGCAGATTCGTCTGCTGAGAAGGATCGTAAGCGCAAGATGTTCAGCCCCGATGGGGGTGAAGAACCGAAAGCCGATATTCTTGTGGCGTCAGATGCTGCAAGCACGGGGCTAAACGCGCAGCGCGGTCAGTACCTGATTCAGTACGACGTGGTGAATACTGCGATGACGCACGCTCAACGCAGAGCGCGTATACACCGGATTGGGCAGAAAAATGATATTGAATTGATTGATTTGGTTGGAGACCATCCTTCTGAGCGCAGAGCAAGAGACCGATTGGCAAAAAAGTATCAGTTGAGGGATTTGACTACGAGCCCGCTGGAAGGACTTGATGATACCGGCCTGGCTTATTTCCTGCGCCAGCGAGAACTAACACAAAATCAAGGAGGGTTGTTTTGAGAGCAATTATTTCTGCCATGCTGCTTGTCAGTTGCGGGGTTTCCCCGGCGTCTGACAGTTTTCTGGAGACACGCTGTTGATTGATGATCTCAAGGATCGCTCAAGGAGACAGCTAGGCGAGTTGGCCGTCATGCAGCATCGCATCAATGAAAGCGAGAAGCTGATACTCAAGCGGGCTGAAACGAGGCTGGATGAAGTCAATGCGCGCATTCAGCAAATACGGTCTTCATCATTGGACCAGTCGCAGGAATATATGAATTTAATCAAAGAGCGTGGTCTACTGCACATGATCATCGCGCAAGCAAAAGCATCTATTCGGATTTAGTTTCACTTGGAATTCTCCAAGTGAGAGAGAACGATTTCTCACTGGCGATTTCGCCAGTGAGCTTTGGTAGCGCACTTTGACCGCCTTCTGGCGGTTTTTTTGTGATCAATCCCTTATCTATCAAGTCGTGATGCAAACATTGCTGCATGAACGACGCGGAGATACTTGCAGCGACACCAGATTACATAAGCATCGGGAGCATGCTCAAGGCAACTCCTGCGATGGAGTCTGGGCAGCGTCTGATTTATCTGGAAGCTAGCAACGAGGCGCTTGACCAGCAGAATGAAGTGGTTCTGCAGAAAGCGCTCAAGGATAGCGCGGACTGGTTTCTGCGCTACGGAAATCTGGATATCGACCATTTCAGTTTGATCGGCAAGCCCAATCCGGCCAAAGGGTATGCAGGCATACCGGATTATCAGAACTACGAGATTGGTAGACCGCTTGATGTCCGCTTTGATGGTGCCAAGACATTTGTTAAAGGCGAGATTTATTCTGGTCAAGGTGCTGCTGCTGAACAGGCCAATCAATTCTGGGAAAGCTTGACTGAAATACAGCCTCCAGCCAGATGGTATCCATCCGTAGGTGGAAGCATCATGGAAAAAGCTGTTGAGCTGGATGCCAATACACAAGCGCGCAAAACTGTTATCAGAAAAGTGCGCTGGTCTAATATCGGTTTTAGCAAAACGCCAGTCAATCCAGCGGTTCCCACAGTGGCCACCGTTCCCATAGGTGTGCTCGTCAAGAGCTGGGGGGCATCCGGTCTTGATATCGCCAAGGCATTGGAAGCAGGTTACGGCACGGATTCCGCTCAATTGTCGGGCGGCGCGGCATTGCGCAAGCAATCCCTGCATGGCAATCCCATTGGATATTTTGAATTACGCAATCGCTTATCGGAGGCTTTGCATAAAGGCAGTCTCGGTAAGAACCCAGGCATACGTGACCTGATTGCGCATTGCACGCAGAAGTTCGGGTTGTCTCGGGACGAGGCCGCCGAATGTGTTGAGCGCTTCATGCGCGATTTAAAACGTGGGTTGAAAAATCGCCAGGCAATCAGGTCGGGCGGGTAATAAACGGAGATATGGAGAAAATTATGAGCTTTGAAAAACTGTTAGACGAACTCGAAACCATGAGCAAGGCCATGCCATCCGACGACACTGGCGAGGATGATAAAAAGATCCAAGCTGCGGCGGCTGAAGGTGGTGAAGGCGATGTGAGTGATGAGAATGAAAATGTCGATGGAAATGAAGAAGAAAGCGACGACGATCCAAGTGACGATGAAGTGGAAGTTGGAGATGAAAACATGACCAAATCATTTCAATTCACCCTTGATAGCGGAGAAATCATTGAAGCGCAAGACGGAACCAAGCTGGTTAAGTCGTTGATGAATCGTATCGAGAAGAATGAAGGAACGTTGACTAAAGCGCTTGGCACTGCGGTCACGCTCATCAAATCACAGGGAGACATGATTAAGTCTCTACAGGAAAAGATCGGCCAATTGTCCGGTCAGGGGCGCGGACGCAAGGCGGTTGTTAGCGTCGTGGAGAAGCAGCCTACTGCTCTGGTCAAGTCTGCTCAGGAAGAAGGCATGTCTTCAAATGAATTCATGACAAAGGCGTTGAGTGCGCAAGCTTCCGGAAAAATAACCGGCAATGACGTGGCTCGCGCGGAAGCGTATCTGAACAAGGGCATGCCGATTCCGTCGGACATCGTTAGCAGAGTAATCAGCTAAGTTCCCGTATCGTTATCATTAGTCACTAAGTTAAGGAAAATTATAATGAATCCACAAGTAATCCAATCTTTGACCGGCAATGCATCAGGTACTGGTCAGATGTCGTTGGGGGATGTTCAAGATTTGCAGAAGGCGCTTGAAGCGGGTTACGGTACTGATGTTGCGCAGCTGACTGGTGGCGGTGCGCTGCGTATTCAGTCGCTCGAAAAAACCATGCTGTCCACTATCCAGGAGAATAAGCATTTTGCTTTATTCAACGAGCTGCAAAAAACCAATGCAACGGCTACGGTAGATGAATGGACTGAGCAATCAGGCGTTGGCGGTAGATTAGGCGGATCGACTAATACTGAGACGGGCAATATCCGTGCGGCGCAAGGTCAGTACAATCGTCGTACTGGCATGGTCAAGTACCTGATGACTCGCAGGGAAGTATCGTTCGTACAAACGTTGCAAAATGCGATTGCGGATGCCGAGGCAGTTGAAGCTCAGAATGGCGCATTGCAGTTGCTGACGGATGCCGAATACCTGTGCTTTGAGGGCGATTCCACGGTTGTTCCTACCGAGTATGACGGATTGCGCGCATTGCTGTTGGATGGTGTTGATGCTGGCCAGGTGTCTGCGGATAACATCTTGGACGCAGAGGGTCAGTCCCTGGCATCTATTGATCTGATCAGCAAAGGCGCTGCGCAAATCGCCGGATATGGCAACTTTGGCACGCCAACACATCTTTTCATGAGCCAGCTTACTCAATCCGATTTTGATATTGGACTTGATCCGGCATGGCGCGTACCGTTAAACGATGTGCCTGGAGGCGGTATCAGCCTGGGCTCTCCCGTGGTCGGTATTCGCACCAGTTGGGGTAACATCAAAACAGTTAATGACGTATTCATCCGCGATGAGCGCCAACAAATGCCGCATGAAGCATCCAATGCCGCTGACGCTTCCGCAATGAATGCGATCAAACCGGCTTCTGTCGCAGGAGTCGCCACAAGTGATGCTAGCTCAAAGTTTGGCGCTGCGCATGATGGCAATTATTACTACTTTGTTACCGGCGTTAATGCTGCAGGTGAATCAACCGGCAAGGCATCTGCTCAGGTCGCTGTTGCGGTTGGCGATAAAGTCACGCTGACTATTACCGCGTCAGTTGGCGGAGAGGAGACCGGATATGTGATCTACCGCAGTCGCCTGAATGGAACAGCCAACGCAAATGATGTGCGTCAGATGGCGCGAGTAGCAAAATCAGGTGCTACCACAACCTACGTCGATCTGAACCGTGAAATCCCCGGATCGACCAATGCCTATATTCTCAATATGGCTCCAGGCGCGATGGCAATCACCTGGAGACAGTTACTTCCTATGCTGAAATTCCCGCTCTATCCTACTGTTAGCGCAGTAGTTCCTTGGGCGCAGTTGTTGTTCGGCTATCTTCGTATCGGGAAACGCCGTCATCATGTTCTGATCAAGAATATCGTGAGCAACGGCGCGCTGTGGAAGCCATTCGCATAAAGCTTTAACCAGATAGCGCGGCAGGAGGCTTTATGGCTTCCTGTTGTGCTGCTGTATAGGAGACAGAGAAATGGTTAAACGATTACTTTGCACCTTGCCTAATGCGTCAAACGATATTAACGGGATCGAATTCGAGCCTTATGAGTTAGGCGGTATGGTGTCGGTCAAGCAAGCGGATGATCTGGGTGAGGTAGTAATCCGTAAATTTCTTAAGATCGGCGGATATAAGCTGATTGATGTAGATGCTAAATCAACTGGCAATGAGTCTGTTAATCAGCCTATTGTAGAAGATGGCGGTGTCAAGGGGGCAGGGCTTTCATTAAGTCAATCCGGCCTGGCTGGCAAGCACAAGAAGATAATCCGGTCAAAAGATAAGGAAAATACAAATGAATGAATCTCAAGAGAAAAGAATTCTGAACAATGTGTCACCAGGAACTAAAAAAGTTGGTTTGGGTGAACGCCTGATTGCGCTTGAAAAGACGGTTGCCGTATTGCCAAGACAGGCTGTTGCTGTTGATGATGCTGCGGGAGCAAATCCAACAAAAGCTGAATTCGATGCATTGCTGGACGCGCTCAGAGCATCGGGCGTTATAGCTGAATAGCCATGAGATCATTGGATAGAGACACAGGGGCCTCGGAATCTCAGCGCGGAACCGATGGTGCGCAGCACGTATATCCGGTGGCGCGTGTCCTGTCATCGCAATCTGTTGCGGCTGGCGCGTCGTCAGCGCAGTCTGCCGCTATTAGTGAGCGGACGGTGCGGCTGTGTTCCACGGGCCGTATTCTCTGGTCATTGACGACGGCGATTTTTACCAATTCATCCAGACGCAAGGTCTTCAGTTGATTTTGTGATTTGTCGTAGGAGGTTAAATTGAGTTCTCTATTTCCAGATTTAACTGCGACAACAGCATTATTGAGGCAAGATCAATTAATGCTGGCTTCAAAATATGCTTTGCCCAATTCATCCAGCCTGTCGGATGACTACCTGAATTCAAAGTTGATAGCTGCTGAAGCTGATGCATCTAGGCAATTGAGAATCTATTTTGAACCAACAGTCATGATTCCTGACGATGTGCTTCAAGATGAGATTGATGCATTGGAGGCAGCCAACACGAAATATGCTCAGGAAGCAGCGTATGACTACGATTCACATTTTTTCACGGGAGAACGATGGGGATATATTGTCACGAAAGAGAAACCGATCATCTCAGTGCAATCTATCAAGTTTGCCTATCCTGCTCCAACCAATCAGGTGTTTGAAATTCCGCAATCGTGGATCAGGCTGGATAAAAAGTTTGGTCATATCCGGCTGGTTCCTGCTGCTCAATCCTTCTCTGCGCCATTGTCCGCGTTCATCATGCAGGCATTAGGTGGTGGCAGAACGGTGCCCTTCATGATTCATGTGCGCTACACAGCAGGGTTGAGTAACCCTAACCAGGATTACCCGGATTTAGTTGATTTGGTCAAGAAAATGGCTATCTTGAGGATAATGCAGGATGCTTTCCTGCCGCAATCAGGATCGATCTCTTCAGATGGTCTCAGTCAGTCTATGAGCGTAGATTTGCAGAAATGGCATGATGGGATCGAGGATAAGCTGGATGCGCTAAGAGATGCTATTCACGGCCCACGCATTGCATTTCTGGGGCATGTTTAATCATGGAGTTCAGCGTTGACTGGTTCAATGATCACTTGGCTGGGATGGGGCAAGATTTCTTGTGGCGCAAAGCATCCATGTGTCCGTGCGTCAATCCGCATAGTGGCGCAGCCAAGCCCAATTGCCCGATATGCGGCGGGAAGGGTAGAAGCTGGACTAATCCGGTTTCTGTTAAGGCTGGCATGGCAAGTGAGCGTGTTCTGCGTCAATGGGCGCAGTTTGGAAGGTATGAGGCAGGCGATGCAGTATTGAGCGTACCTGAAAGCTCATTACTCTATGAAGCAGGGCAATTTGACCGAGTGACCATGCTGAATGCGACCGACCAATTCTCTTTAGTGTTAGTGCGTGGACAAAACGACAGAATAAGCTTCCCTGTGCAGAATATCGACCAGATATATTGGATCGTCTCAGGCAATACCATTGTTGAAGGTGGCATTCCTTCGGTAGCGAGCAATGGGCAGTTATCCTGGACTTCTGGTGCGCCTCCTGCCGGCACTCATTACAGCATATCTGGTACCAGGTACTCAGAATATTTTGCCTGGGATGAGGTGCCCGGTGACAGAAATCATCACTATGGCTCAAGACTTCCCAGAAAGCTGGTAGTGAGGCGATTTGATTTGTTTGGGCGGTAATTGTGAATCCTATTATATTGACTAAGGATGCCTGTTTTGCCCAAGTGTGCGGTAAAAAAGCATACCTCAATGTCTAAAGCGGGTTTAAGCCTAAGTTTGTCACGCATTTGGCCCAACCGAGGTTTATTCATCAGATTTTTGTGGATCTAACGATGTTTGTTATGATGAAAACTAAATTGACGCATTCCCATAAAACATGGGTAGATAACATGCGGTTTGCTGTGTTATTCCATTTCCAAATCAAAAGTTAATTATTAATGTGTCAAGTAATTGAAGTTGCAACAATAAAAAATTAAATAAATACACTTTAGATTTAAAAATGGAATTAAATTTCATTTTTGACGTCATACCCAGAAGGAGCGGTGTCTTGACGCAGGTGTATCAATAGATAGGAGGATTGCAATGAGTGAGGACAACTCCAAAAAGGATGCGGTGAAGAATGAGAACGGTTCTGGTAAGGACACCATTAAGAAGGTCGGCGCCGAGAAAGGCGCAGCTGTAGGCGGAGCGGTCGCCGGGGCCGTTACTGGGGCTGCTGCAAGTGCAGTGGCTGCCGCTGCCGCGGGTACAACCACTTCGCTCACAGTGGGAGCTGGATTCGCGCCGTTTGTTTCAGCTCTTGGGGCGGCAAAATTGGCTTCCTTGCCTGGCATTGTTTTATTTCTTGCGAACCCCGTTGGGGGGGCGATCGCCACAGGAGCGCTCGCTGTTGGCGGGGCCGTTGTTGGTTACAAGATCGCGAAGGCCATTGCGAAGAAGCTCTAACATTGCAGGGTGCGCGTCACGCTGGTGATCTAGCGGCCACGAGTTGTGGCCTAACTTCCGCTTCAACGCGTACCCACGGCAAGCGGCGCTTCGCTTACTTGTTGCGGGTCGGTTAAGCGGAGCGTTATAAAGTTTCCGTATATCTTCCATACTCTTGGCATTAATGACAACAAAATTGCTACCTTTATTAGGTTTATCCACTGTATATCATCACAAATGGATCGATATACAGTTCTGGAGATCATGACAGCGCTAACTGTCTCATATTATTTAGCCAAATTAACGGAAATTTATTGAAAGAAATTGACTGGCTGGTTTTGGTCGAGGCTGTGTAAAAACGCTAGAACTGAAAAAACCAGTGGTTTGATCATGCTAAATATTGAATAAAATACTGAGCAATGTGGAGTCAATCATTGAGTATTGACTCATTTCTGACCGCTCAGTGGGACAATTCTAATATTTGTTAGGTTTGGTAATGCATTTTGACGCAGCCTCGGTCGAATTTAGTCAATCAATGCCAGATTAAATGAAAACTAATTTTTGAAGCTGTTAACTCAAGTCTGAGCTACTACATATACATATAAAGTGCCTTTGCTTTTATTTCTTAGGTAGACAAGATAAAGAAATGTCCATTAATTTTTTTACTTAGCCATTCTAATAGCTTCCTGAAAAGCTTTTTCCGCTCTTGGCTGCATGGCTTCTGCTACGGCCTTGGCAAGAAATAAACCGGGTTTGGCAGGCACTATCCAGCCATTACTTTTCTCCGACATAACGCGGAATGTCAAATAAGTGCTGCGTTTTGCTCCGCCTGCGCTGGTGTCGAAGCGACGCATGCCAGCGAATCGATTTGGAATAGAGTCTCCCGATAAACTCCCTCCCCATTTGTAAATATTCTGGTTGACCGTCAATCGTTTCCTTGACTGAATATCGTATGCGCCGGTGCCTGATAGACGTTGCGTTTGCCCAGTCACCATGGACGAGGACAGCGTTTTAGCCATATCATAGATTTCATCCGGCATAGCCTGTCCGGTAGCATTCGCGCCTGGCGTGTTGTGCTGGAAGGGGATGATCAGAAATCGGCTCCCTTTTTGCGATGTGCGCACCTTCAGGCTGGTATTGAGCATTCGCTTAAGGTCCTTGGGTTGGCGGCCTTGCTCGATCTCTTCCGCGTATTTGTAATCAGCCCACACTAAAGCTTCAAATTCATTGATCATCTGCCACTGGATCGTTGCCTTATAAGCATCCTTCTCGCCCCGCCAGAGTCGCGCTCGTTCCACCGATTCAAGCCAGTCAATCCTTGTTTGCTGTGCGACGGCTCGCACGGCCTGATTGAGTAATGGGAATATCTCTGCAGTAATAATGCTTCTGCTAGCAGCTATCACATCTGACAAATCCACACTGATTCTGAACTCGGCCATGGCTGGGACTCCTTGATGCCGAAATTTTATATTCACGACAGTAAAAAATCATTTATCCACAATTTCCGTGGATAAGGTTGTGGGTAAGTGCACTATGTTGAGTGACAGTAATGTTTATTTGGTAAGCATCAATTTAAAGCGCTTGCGTGTTAATACCTCATTCGTTTTCGTGTCGTGATGCAATGATTGCGACATCATGATCAGATTCATTCAGCCTATCGCATCCGGAAACGCAATCCGACTTCTGCTTAACCCTCCTTCTGGAGCTGCCAAGTGGCGTGTGTTGCGCAAAGAATCGGATAATTTTTCAGGAGCCAATGATCCTAACGCCTTCCTAGTTTATGAAGGAGATGAAGGCACAGTCGTAGATCATCAGCTTCTGGTAAACGATCAGCTCTATTACTACAAGGTTTACTACTGGGTTGATGGCGCTTGGCTGGAGAGTGTTACTGCGTCAGGCATGCCGCATGCTTTTTATGAAGATGCGAGCACGGATGTGCTGGGCTTGCTTCGTGACCGACTGGATTACGGCTTTCGTGTAGAAGTCGAGCGGGGAGGCATTGTGCATGACTATAACGCAGTTCCTATTTTGACTGCTCCTCCTGTATTCGAGGATACGCGCTGGCCGTGCGTGACCGTTCACCTTGAGTCTGAATCCCCTGTTGAACGCGGTCTTGGCGAGATACTGCTGCCGGATTTCTACGATGAGGATGAAGGTGTCTGGGTGGCTCACGAAGGCTGGTTGGCAAGCGTTCAACTCCAGATTGTTACCTGGTCGCTGAATCCAGATGAGCGTATCGAAATGCGCAAGGCAGTCCGGCGGATTATTCAAGCCAATCTGTCACTGTTTGATCATGAGGGCATGATCAAAATAGAAACCAACCAGCGTGATGTGGAGGACTTCACTTCATATCAGGCGCCTGTCTATCAAAGCATGTGCAGTTTCTCTTGCATCGCTCCTGCACAAATCAAAATGGATGATCCCAGCATTATTCGTCAGGTTAATTCAACCATTGTATTCACGGAGTAAAACATTATGGCAAAGGAAAAAACAACCGCCGAAACGGTTCAAGAAAAGCCAGCTGATGCAGTCACGCTGGACGAGTTCTGCACTCGTTTATCCGGTACAGATAAGCGTGTGGAGATGATTGGCGCTTTTAATCATGTCGAGAAGAAAGCGGGTCGCGTCAAAGATACCGAAGAGAGCTTTCGCTCACGGTTCGATGCTTTTATTAACCAACCAGCGTAAGAGGTAAAACATGGCTGTATTTTTTAATGGCAGATTATGGGTGTCACCCGCCACCATGTCGGTGGTGGACGATACCGCGATGGCCAACAAGAACTTAAGCGTAGGCAATGTGGTTGCGCTCATTGGTCGCGCTGGCGGCGGCGAACCGAACAAAGCTTTGCGCTTCGGCAATCCATCGCAAGCAATCAAAACGTTGCGCAATGGCGATCTGTTGACGGCTGTCTTAAAAGCGTTCGACCCATCCTCGCAAACAGGCGGTCCTGCTGAAGTGGTGGTGGTGCGCGTCAATCCTGCGCTGCAATCATCGCTCGTGCTAAAGGACGGTTCTGCCAATAATGTAATCACGCTGAAGTCAACCGACTATGGCATTCACGCGAATCAAATCAAGGTCAAGGTTGAGGCAGGCTCCGTGTCCGGCAAAAAGGTTACAACAGCTTACGGTCTTGCGTATTACACAAAAGATAACGTGGCGCGTAACGCATTCAGCATTGCTTACGGCGGTGCAGGCGCAGCTACCATCAGCGTTACCAATTCAACCGTTACCCTGAAAGTGGACGCGGCTGCTGTCGCTACTATCGCTCTTGCCGATTATCCGACCGTGCAACAACTGGTTGACCGCATTAATGTCGTTTCAGGATTCACGGCTGATGTGCTTGATGGTAATGGCAATCAGGAGGCATTAAACGGACTGGATAGCCTGACCGATCAAGGGATTAGTGCCACACCTTACACGGTGACAGCCAATCTGCAGGCAGTAGTTGACTGGATCAATTCTACTTCTGAGGGATTCGTCACGGCTACACGTGAGGCTAATGCAGGGGTGGTACCAGCCAACATCGGCTATACCTATCTGACAGGTGGTTCCGATGGCGTAGTCACCAATACTGAATGGCAGAACGCGTTCACAACACTGCAAACGGTCGATGTGCAATGGGTGGTGCCTATTTCCGGCGATTCCAGCATCCATGCCATGGCGGATACGCATGTTGCTTTCATGAGCAATGTCGGCAGGATGGAGCGTCGGGCAATTGTGGGCACGGTATCAGGCACTACGGATGCAGCGGCGATTGATGCAGCCAAAGCGATTAATTCTGACCGTACATCTTTGGTTCATCTTGGTTTCTACGATTACGATGCCGCAGGCAAGCTCGTGTTGGTGGAACCGTATATCTTGGCGGCATTGTTGGCTGGTGCCTTCTCGGGCGTTAATCCTGGCACGGCATTGACCAACAAGACCATCAAGATACGCGGCTTGGAGCGCGATCTGCGTAATCCTACCGATACCGATCAGCTCATCAATGGTGGCGTGTTGTGCGTGGAAAACACTAATAGCGGCTTCAAGGTGGTCAAATCCATCTCTACCTGGTTGGTGAATGATAACTATAACCGCGTCGAGGTATCAACGGGCGTAGCAGCTGATTTTGTGGCTCGTAACGTGCGGCAGGCGCTGGATGTGTTGCGCGGAGAGCGGGGTAACCCAATTACGCTGTCACGTGCTATCTCCATTGCCGAGTCGACCTTGCGTGAATTGGCCAGGCCGGAACCGCAGGGCGTTGGCGTTATCGTGGGTGATGCAGCTAATCCGGCCTATAAAAATATTGTAGCTTCACTGGAAGGAGACGTGTTGAGGGTCGAATTTCAGGTAAGTCCAGTGATTCCAGTGAACTACATTCCGGTGACAATCTTTGCTGTGCCGTATTCCGGTACGGCGACTGCGGCTTAACGGGAGCTATTGAAACATGAGAACAAATCTTAAAACACGTTCAGGCAACCGGATCGTGGCGATGTTTGACGGAAAACAGATTGGCGCGGTGCAGTCCGTGCGCATGAATGACGATTATTCGCCTGAGCCGATGAGCGGTATTGGTGATATTCACGTCCACGAGTACGTGCCAACTATGGCTCGTCATAACCTGCAAGTACAAACCATGGTGCTGAACAAAGGATCGATGCGGGAAGCAGGAATCACCATGGAAAACGGGGACGGCGTGCTGCAAGGTCTGGTGTTCGATATCGAGGTTTACAGCAAGGATGACGGCACGTTGCTGCGTAAGTACATCGGATGTTCCTATGCGAGCGGCGATCTGGAAATATCGAAGCACGCTATCGTCATGGCGTCAGGGCAGTTTATGGCGTTGGATGTGGTTGGCACGATAGTTTAAGTTTGGATTCTCACTTGGTAAGCCCCGGGTGAGAGTTTCCCCCGCACCTGCGGGGATAGACCCAAAAAGGACACGAAATGCAATCAGCAACAGAGCAAAATACCGGCAGAAAATTGCTTGCAACCGATTTTTATGTGGATGTGAAAGACATTGGGCGATTCCGTCTTGCGAAACGCACCATGCGCGATGAATTCCAGATTGGCGCGGAGTATTCGAGGTTGACGGAAGGAGTAGATACGCCTACGCCATGGCTCGCGCAAATGGCGACTATGGTAGCGAATCTGAAAGTGCTCGCAGTAACCGTGCCGGAAGATTGGAACATCGATGAGATGGACCCGCTGGACGACGAATCGTACAGTCGTATTTTCCGCGTTTATGAAGCGCTGCGCGCTAGGGAGGATTCCTTTCGTAGCGGAGTCGGCAAATCAAGCAAAAAAACGGGGCAAGGAGCTGGCGAAGACCTTGCAGTTCTGGTTCAGGAGGAAATACCAACTTACACCGAATGATCCGAAATTCCTTGATCTAACGATTGAGGATATCGAGACGGATTATTGGGCGCATTACTACTACGAAAATGCCACGGCGGATGAAGTCGAAGATGAAGATTTCGACCTGGATGACATTCTTCAGAAAATGGAAAACGACGATTGGGAAGAGTTGTAGATGGCTGATGTAAGAATACCAATTAGCGCTGATTTCAATAGCGGTGATCTGGATAAGGTGGTTCAGCAGTTCTCTAGCCAGATGAACCGGTTGGCCAAGTCAATTGCTGAAGCCAATAATACTAAATTCAATCCTATTGACGATGCGACGGCCGATGATATCAAGAAAGTCATTCATCAGTTTGATGCTCTAAAACGGCTATCTGAAAGCTTCAATAAGCGTCTAAAAGATACCGGACAATCCAATGCCGGTCTGTTCGATATCGATTTTCATAGGCTGTATGAGAACCAGCGTGCGGGTGCCAGGAAGGCGCTTGACGTTCTTCAGTATGTTACGGCTGGTACGACGTTCGCGTCACGCATGCCGGGGACCACTACCGGCAATCAAGGCGGCTCGCAATTGCCTGTGCCAACAAATGGAACTCCCGCGACAGCAGACTGGAAGCACTGGGGAGGTAACGTATTCAATTCCGCTATAGGCGCTGCCGGGCCTGGCGGGCAAGTGATCAGCAATGCTGTCAGCGCTGGCATGTCCGGCGGTTTAAAAGCTGGATTGTTCGGTTTGGCGGGCGGATTTGCTGCGCTGGGTGTCGGCAAGCTGATCTCGTCGGCAAGAGAGAAAATAGGTGACGCGCAACAAGAAGCCATTGGTTATGATCGCCTGAAACGCTCTCTGGGTGATATCAATGTCGGATTCGATGAGCTCAAAAGCTCGTTAAGATTCTCTGCTGGTGAAATTTGGGAAACATTCGGCAAAACTCAGGAGCTGGCCATAGAGTTTGCGAAGATTTCAGGATTGAGCCGCGATCAGTCCAAGAACCTGGCGAAAGAAGTGGCCTTCGGCGGCGGCTTCTCATGGTCGCTCGGCCTGGATACCAAGCAGGGAAATCAGTTCTTCGCGCAGATGCGCCAATTCAAGGTCACCAACAACGAATCGGACACCAGGCGGCTTGGGCTCATGATCGGGGAGGGGATCGCCAGAAGTGGCGCGTTCTCGAAAGCCGATGAGTTGATGCAGGCAATAGCCGGTTATACCGCGAACCAGGCGCGCATGAGTTTGACCGTGCCTAACGTGGCAGGTTATGCGGGAATGTTGTCCAGTATGGTTGGTTCAGGCATACCTGGACTCGATCCACAGGGAGCAGCAGCGATACTTGGCCGTGCCAATTCGGCCATCATGCAGGGGGGGGGAGCGGGAGAGGCCGGGCAGAATTTCTTGCACTCAATTCTGGGGCGCCTCGGGCTCAATCCAATTGAGTCAACTTTATTCCAGGAGGGAGGGCTGCTTTCCACGGGGGCGAGCACGTTCGGCGGGAAGCTTTTCACGGACTGGGCGAAGATGCGAGGCGTGGCAGCTCATGGAATAGCGGGAAATTCCAGCGATACCCTGTTTTCCCATGTAATGGGTGGGCTTGGCAACAATTATAGCAATCCATGGCTGCGGCTGAACGCTATGTCGCGTATGTTTGGCGTGAATCATTCCCAGGCCATGGCGCTGGATGTACTGCATCAGCAAGACCCTAAGATGCTGGGAGGAATGGAAAAACATCTGGCCGGTCTGGACGTGGACTTATCCAGTCTCTCCAGTACTGGAATCATGTCTACGGCGAGCATATTCACCGGCGACAGAAAAACACTGGATAGCGCGGCAAGAAGCCTGCTGAACAGAACGGACAAAGGCAAGCTCAACGAGCAGGAAAGGGAAGGTCTGATTAAGGCGCAAACGGGAAATGATGAGGGTGCTTTTAGAAACGTATTAATGAAGCTCACTGCCACGCGCGAAATGCAACAGACGGAAGGCAGTAAGACGCAAGAACTGCTGTCTGAAACAAATCGCGTGCTGCAAGATATGGCGTCGAGGCTTATTCCTGCAATCGACACAATGAAAGATGGGATTCTCCATCTGGCAAGATTGGCTGGATTTAAGCCTGGGGATCCTTATAAACCTAAGAAAGATTATGGCAGCGATGTTTACGAAAAGTTAGGTGAAGCAGGAAAGGCGTTGGATGAGATTAACGGCATTGGTTCCACATCCACGCCTGCTACAGCCGGTCGTCTGCCTGATGCAGTAACTCCAGCCCCCAGTCCGGCAACGAGTGGTAGTGAAGTCAATATGGGCCATGATGTAAAGCAAAGGATGGAGGAGGTGCTTGCTTCATTGCCACCGGGTCTTGCGCAAAGAATTCGCAACAATCCGGCTTTTCAAAAGCAGGTGGCTATGGAATCTGGATGGCGGCATTTAGGTAAAGACGGAAAGTTGCTTAGGTCAAAAGCTGGCGCCCTTGGAATAACACAAGTTATGCCGAAAACTGGAAGAGATCCAGGTGGTAACATTATTCCTTTACGAGATGATTCTATTGAAGAGTATCTCAGGTTCGGCCTTGATTATGATGATTGGCTGCACAAAGAATTTGGCGGGGATACTGAAAAAGCACTTGCAGCATATAACTGGGGCATTGGGAATGTAAAGAAATTTGGAGATGGATATAAAAATATTCCAGAAACAAATGGCTATGTCAATTCCATTATGAAGGGACTGCCAGAAGGCACCCAGAAATGGGCCGGTGGTCAGAATGAGCAGAGGATAGCGGTTGACGGTAAATTCACGCTTGATAATTCAAATGGAACTCCGGCAGCACCCCCGGTCAACATAACTAAAATTGTGCGTCAACCAAGCCCCCATGGAATGCAGGGGGGATTCAGGTGAGCAGAACTATTGACACGTATAATCCGCAGCTCAAAGTCGTTCTACATAAAACAGTCGGGCGCGGGACTGTGGATGGCAATGAAGCGGTATCCACAAGATTCTCGAATTCGGATACCCAGATTGATCTGTCACCTGTTCTTGGGGACGGCTCATCCGTACTGACTTCAAAATCAGTCAGGGATCCTGCTGGCGGTTTTACTGTTACGTTAATAGATCGTCAATACGAAAAAATGGGATCGTTTGAATCCCTGTATGGCCTGATCGAGCCAATGGATGTGATTGAAATCAGGATGAAGCATGAGCACGACGACACGACCAAGATACCAATCGTCATGCGGGGGTTCATCAGCGAGATACGGCGCACGGAATCCATGGGAGCGGATGGTAAGCCACAGCGGAATGTTGTATTGGTAGGGCAGGATTACGGCAAAATCTGGCAAATGCTGCAAATTCTATTTCTGCCTGGCTATGTAATCGGGCAGAATTTGATCACGAATTTCAAGCTATTCGAACGATACAAGATGGGGTTTGAAACCAATTACCCATCCGATAAATTCATTCGGGACGTATTTGAAAAAATAATCAATCCGTATCTAAAGGGATTGATGCCTGAAGGCTCTTCAAACCCCGCGGAATTCAAACTTGACAGGATTGTAGATGATGGCAGCCGTACCAGTATATCGGGAACGCAGAATCAGGAGGGAACGCTTTATAACTTGATGCGTATGTATACCGATGTGGGAATCTGGAACGAGCTGTTTATTCAAGATGAAGAAGACGGTGTGCATGTCGTGTTTCGTCCGACACCCGCATTGAAGGTGGATGGAAAAACGAAAATTCAAGAAAGAGCACCCGATCCTGAAATTATTGATGTGCCGATTGATCGCATCATCAATATGACCGTCTCCCGCTCGGACGCAGATATAGCCAATTTTTATTGGGTAAGAAGTCCACGGTTTGATTTGAACAGCGATCTGTACCGGCAATTGTTCGCCGTCCACGCATCATCCGACAAAGATACGGTATTGCTAACCAATCATCCGAACACGAATGAAGGGCTGTACGGTCTTCGTGCTATGTACGGAGAGACGCAGACCGGGCCGAATGACGCCTATACATCAGGTTTGAAGGAAGCGGAGGAAGATAAAAGACGCGACAAGGTAGTTGACTGGGTTAAACACAGAAGAGTTGCCATGGTTGAACAAAACAAGGATAACGTGGTGCTGGAGCGTGGCAGCCTTCGCATGTTTGGTAATGAGCGCATCCGAGCCGGAATGTATATCAACTTGAAAAGAGGTGCGTTCAACGCGCTGTATTACGTCACGCAAGTCGATCATTCCTTTGTCCCCTACAACGGTTTCGTGTCCACACTTACGCTTGAGCGAGGTCTTGGTTTTGTCGAGCGGGTAAAAATGGAGTCGGGCAAACAATCCCCCTGGATAGCTGAGAGAACGCGATAATGTTGAGATTGGGACGTGTGGTAGCGATTCACCCGGAAGACAATTCGGTAGATATCGTCATGACCGACGACGGTGCTCGCCTAGCTGGAGTGCAGGTGCTTGCTTCTTCCGCCAGCACGCGCAGCGGACTTGTTGACTTGCCCGTGCCTGCACAACCGGATGAGGGCGACGCAAAATGGGATATCACGAAGGTCACGGAGAGCGACGTGATTGCAGCTGTGGCCTATTTTGATGCAATGAGAATGCCTGTGGTCGTAGGCTTTCTCTATCCACAAATCAATCAGATGCTGTTTGCGGAAGAGGGCAGAAAGTTAGATCGTCACCATTCTGATGTGTATAGCGCGATAGATAAGGATGGCAATGTTGAATGGTTCCACCCGAGCGGAACTTATGTTCGCATGGCCGTTTCACCCGAGCATGAAGACCTGGACGGCAAGGACTTCGATAAAAAATGGAAGACTGATCGCAATACTGATAAGCGGGTTTCATTCAGGCTAGCGATTAAAAACAGCGGCGGCACGAAGGCAACAATCACCATTGATCCCGATGGAAATGTCTCGCTGGTACACGCTGGCAATCTCAATATTGAAACAAGTGGAAATGCTGCTCACACAGCGCAAACTATCGTCATGAACGCTGATACATTGATGATAAATGCAAATGTAGCAATTAACGGCGACAGCATGACTCACAACGGGGTGGATATAGGTAGATCGCACCGTCATTCCGGTGTCGAGGCTGGACCAGACAATACCGGGGCACCGATCTCCTAGAAATCCAGGTTCTGCCACTTTAATTTTGTCTTTTATAACCCTACCGGATTTCCTTTACGTTCAATTCCAGTTCAAAACCACAAGCATGGGCATAATTCTGGATCGTATTCCAACTTGGGTTGGTATTACCTCGCTCTAACCGACTTACATTGCTTTTCTGCGTTCCCATTCTCATGGCAATTTCTTCCTGGGTAAGCTTAGCTCTATTTCTCATGGAGATTAAAGCGTCTGCCAACTGGAATTCTGCATCAAGTTTATCGTATTCTGATTTCACGGCAGGATTCGATAATGCTTTTTGTTTTAATTGATGAAGATTCATTTTCTTTCGACCTCTCTTTGACGATTTCTTGCTAGATCAATCTCTTTCTTCGGGGTTTTCTGACTCTTCTTTACGAATGCGTGGAGAACAATGACCCGTTTTCCTTTGAGATAACAGAATAAACCTCGACCAATACCTTCCTCTGCTTTTGCACGAATTTCAAAAAGACCGTCACCCATAGGTTCTGTATGTGGCGATCCCAGGTTAGCTCCATGCTTTTCTATAAGTTCCAGAAGACGGATCATTCTGGCCTGAATCTTGGGTGGCATACCTATAATCTGGTCAGTTACTCCAGCATAGAATTCAACCTTCCAATTCATTTTGCGTCCTTATGAATGTTATCATAAATGATAACAATGGTTCTCATGCCTGTCTACTCCCCAAGCTTCTTCGTTTAGCATAGTCCACCATGTCGTGATGCTAATTTACCTTCATGCTCACGATCCAAACACAGCCTCCAAAATCACAGAAAGCAGGGGACAGGCCGATCTCGTTTGTTTTAATGACCGGTGGCCCTGATCCTGTAATCAATGAATACAAATTCATTATCCGTCCTGAAGAGCTAACACGGGTTGATCCTTCGCGCGTAACGGTTCATCAGACACTTGGCGGAGAATCGCTGGGCTGGGCGGATAGCTTTGGCAAGGGATTGCCTACCATCAACATATCCGGCAATACCGGATGGCGTATTAAGTACGATTCTGGTGACGGACTGGATCGGATGATTAGGTTGAAAGAGCATATTGATGCTTGGCATGGAATCAGACAGATACGGATCAATGAGGGCAGGAATCCTGACGATACGAGGTTGTTATTCGTTGACACCCTAGATCAGTTTGCGGTTCATGTCGTACCGATTCAATTTGTATTGCGGCGCAGCAAATCAAGACCACTGCTCGCACAGTTCAATATCTCGATGGCGGTAATCAGTCCGGATATCGATTCGTCGCCTTTTCTGCCCGCACCTGCTCAGCCCAACATGCCTTCCGTCATAGCCGGTCTGCTCGGGGCGATTGGGCGCATTACTAAACTCCTGAATGATGCAGCGAAGTGGATAGATAAGAATATTCTCGGCCCGGTTAAAGAGTTTGCGGAAATGACGCGCAAGATTATGAATGCAGTCATTGGCATGATCCGCACGGGTGTCAATGTGGTGGCGAGAGTGATTTTGATGGCTAGAGAGATCGCGCAGGCTGGCATGAACATCGCACGTTCCATATCAGCAATACTAGATTTACCATCGCTTGTAAAACAGCAAATATCCAAGGTGGCAACCGAATACTCATCTATTTTCTGCCTGATACGCAACGCTCTAGGGATTACGCCTTACTATGACGATTACTCATCTGTATACGGCGCGTCAAATTGCTCGTCTACGGCAGGCGGACGACCGCCCAGCATCTACACTAACACTAATACCTTCGCAGCTATTACACCTGAAACCGATTCGACAGTGACGGTATCCAGCGCTGCCCAATCGAGCCTTGCTGCCCTGACAAGAACCGATCCGGTCTTATCGCCCATGTCGCAAAGTGAATTGCTTGCGCACACTAACAATGTTGTTGCTGGGGTGGCGATCTGATGGCGCCGCCAAGAATACAGATACCTGCGTACAGAATCGCCGAGACATTCCATGGCGATACGATCCAGGCCATTGCTTTTCGTGAACTGGGTGATGCTAATCGCTGGCCCGATCTGGTTGCGCTGAATGAATTAAGACCGCCATTCATCACCAGCGATCCTGATCTGGTTGTTCCGGGAGTGTTACTGGCTGGCAATCCAATCAAGGTGCTTGCTCCCAGTCCGTTTGTGCCTGCAACACGGTCTCCCGATGATGCATTTCTCAGGGACGTGGCTCTCAATAATAAATTGCTCGAAGCAACAGAAGGGGGCGATTTCGCCATGGCGTCTGGCGTTCCCAATCTGAGGCAGGCATTGAATCACGCCATGATTACTGAAAAAGGTAATCTCCCATTTCACCCCAGATATGGCTCGATGATTCCGAGGATCATCGGTGAGGTCAGCTCGCCTGTATCTGCAATCATGGCGGCTGAGTACGCAAAATCCGTGGTTGCGGCTGATGAGCGAATATCGCGCGTCATTCAATCCAAGGCGGAAGCGGTAGGGGACAAAATAAGGGTTGAGGTGAATGCTGAGACAATCCATGGCAGACCAGTCAATTTGGAGGTGGTGATTTAATATGTTCCAGATCAAGGATTTTATTAGTGTGACTGCATCCATGCTGAATTGGATGAAGGCAACACAATCAAAGATCACCGATTTCAACGTGGGATCGGTAGCGAGAACTTTGGTTGAAGCGCCTGCTGTCGAGATTGAGGAACTCTATCAACAATTTTTCATTGGTTTACGGGAAGCGATACCAGTTGCGATTTTCCGGGCATTTAATTTTGAGAGACTTTCTGCCGCACTTGCAGTTGGTACTGTAACCGTTACGCAGGGCGCGGCCAGAACCAGCGATCTTCCGATCCCCGAGGGAACCGTTTTTCTAACAGCCGATGGGCGGGAATACAAAAGCGTTCAGGATGTTACCTGGCTGACCGGCACGACATTCGTGCAAATACAGGTTGAAGCATCTTTGCCCGGTATGCTGGGCAATACCTCCGCAGGAACCATTGTCCAGTCGTCATTTTTCGATAGCAATGCGGTTATCAGCAACCTGCCAATTAATAACGGCAGGGATGCCGAGACCGAGGAAGAGCGCAAAATCCGTTTTGCCGATTTCATCCTGTCGCTATCTCGCGGCACTTTGGCGGCTATCAAATTTGCGGTTGCTTCTGCTGCAGTCAAATCCGAGTTGGGCGAAACAATAGAATATGTTGCCCGAATTGGTGTTGAGGAGGAAATCGGGCACGTTGACATTCACATTTATGGATCAGGTGGAATTGCCAGTGATGCGTTGGTCACTCAAGCGCAAATGCTGGTGGACGGTTATGAACTGGACGATGGAACGAAAATACCTGGTTACCGTTCAGCAGGCATTCGCGTGACGGTCAATAAAATGACCGAGCAGACCATCAATGTGACAATGAATGCCAGCCTGTTTCCTGGTTACTCTCTCACAACCGCTCTTATCAATGAAATTAAGGCAAGGATAGAAACAGAATTCGATGGCGTCGAGTCCGGTAGCGTGCTCTACATGAAAAGCCTGACTGATGCGGCCTTAAGTGTGGTTGGCATCAAAGATATCTTTGTCTCAAATGAGTCAAATATCATTTGCGGCAATGATGAGGTGCTGCGTTTAGGTGATTTTACTGTCATTGAAGTCAATGCTTGACCGCCTGCTTAAATCGCTTCATTCGCCGTTCGATAAATCGCCTCATGCGAAAATTGCGCTGCGTGTCCAGCATCCCGATGTTTTCAGATGGACTGTTAATAATCGAGTGTTATCGGTTGGTACGGAGGCATCGGAAAACACAACTGATTTCAATCTTGCCTCCTTAACGCTTGATGAATTAGCTGATGCGCTGACAAATACTGGCTTCCAGGTTGTTTATCAGGATGCCGAGCTCTCAAGTCACTCGTCCGCAATCCTGTTGTCTGGCTCCGGCAGTCAATCTCAATCCAATGGCGATGCGCTGAGAGTCTATGAGAGCCTGCTTTGGTCTTTGATGGATTCTTACGCGATCGAGCTTGAAATTGCTGCTGGCAGCATTGATCAAGCCTTGCTCCAGATGTACCTTGATACCGCGCAAAGTGAATGGCTGGATTACTGGGGTGAATATTTCGGCTTTCCACGCGAAGGACGAACCGATGCGGAATATAGCGCATACATCATCGACGAGGCGCTCAGGCCGAGAAACAATGCGCTTGCTATCGAAGACACCATCAAGCGATTGACGCAAGAAGATGTGCATATCTACGAGCCATGGAAGGACATCTTTGTTCTGAGTGAATCGAAGCTGAGTGAACGTTATCATCTACATGGAGCGCACTATTACACGTTTGCAACCATACAGCCGGTTGGTAATGCAGGCACAAATTGGGGCAAGGTTATTCCGTTGATAAGGCGCAATAAGGCTGGTGGCATTATGCTCGCGGAAGCCAGACCGCTTGTTCCCCCCGCTTATATTGACGCAGGTGTTATAGATAGCATCGTGAGTGCATCCGAAACACGCGTCCGTGTTGCCAGAATTAAACTTGAGATGGACTCGCCCTTGAGTGCGTATCGCCTCGATTTTGATACATATATCAAGAACTATCCCTTCATGGCCTACGGGCTGATGACGTTGGCAAGTGAAAAGTTGGCTTATGTGGCCGATATTCCCAACCCTAGAACTATCGCCAAGGCATCAATATGCCTATCGGATTCCTGGTCTCTCGGTAATACTAATTCGGTATTTGGTCGTGGCAGGATAATCCGGATCATGCCTGGAATGACGTTATCTGGCGGCGCAACTGAAGACGATGATTTGAGGCTTTCCGATGGTGTCGTAACGATTATTTATGAACAAGTAGAAGAGATCATTGATGACCGGAGGGTAAGGTGGATTGAGTTGTTGGCCGAGGCTTTTGCGCTCTCTACTGAAATGACGCAAACCGGTTATGCTTTTTTACCAATTACTAATAACCCTGCATCTATAGACATTCTTTATACGGGGTTGGTTGAGCTTCCTGAGACCATGTTTATGTTCTCTGCCGAAATGATCCAAACCGGTTATGCTTTTTTACCAATTACTAATAATCCTGCATCTATAGATATTCTTTACGCAGTATTGATAGATTCTGGTCATGATGCCGATAGAAGGTGGGTTGGAAAGTGGGACAGTTCCACATGGGTGGAGGGTGTGGATGAGCTCTTGATTACGACGCAGCTGACGGTTATTGGTGATATGGGCCTGTTTGTTAACAATGAGCAAGGTTTTTGGTACGACCCGTCTGATTTTTCCACGATGTTCCAAGATTCTGCTGGAACGATTCCTGTAACGTCAGTGGGGCAGTCGGTTGGAAAAATACTCGATAAATCCGGTAATGAAAATCACGCAACTCAAGCCACAACGTCTAAAAAACCGATTCTGAAAAGGCAGCCGACCAGTGGGATTAGGAATTTATTGCGGGCATCCGGTGATTTATTATTAACAATAGCGTCTGGAGGTGCTTGGAATACATCATCTGACTGGAGCCAAATATCTGTTAATCCATTATATCCAGGCGACAAAGCGTACCAAGTAACCAACGCAGGGGTAGTATCTAGCAGGAATATATCCAATAATATTGGAATGTCATCAGGTGAAAGGGATACGCTTTCCGTAATTATCGAAGAAGCCCCATCTAATAAAGCTGCATTAACTACAATTGGCCTTTATGACAGTACCACATTGACATTTTCAGGAAGAATCAATTTAAAATGGTCTACTGGAACAATAGAGTTGTTACTTGGTAATGGATCTCAGTTAGGGTACTGTGAAAAATTATCGGATGTGGGGCCTAACGGCGGTAGAGTATTTAGGTTGGTTATATCCGCAATAACCCCTGTTGGAGAAAATAGAATGAGATTTCTATACCCAACAGGGACGAACACTAATAATCAGTCTGTCATCATACACTCAGCTCAATATGAGACTGTTACAGAGACCGCGACTGCATACCAGCAAACATTCGGTAATTATGATGTTTATGAGCCAGGATTCAACCAAGTCTACTGGCTCGATTATGACGGCGTTGATGATGCGCTGGTTTCTACCAATCCAGACTTAGGTACGAATGCCACCCGAGCTAGGGCGACGATTGGCGGCGCAGTAATCGAGCAGGGGTTGACGCTCGGTGTAAATCTCACACTTAGTACAGACAATCTAGGATTGATAGTAATAAATCGACCTCTGACCCAGGACGAACTGTCCGCTTTAACATCATACTTAAACAGCATCGTAGGTTCTTGATCAAGTCGTGATTGTACGCTTAACGAAACATTAATGGAGTTTCGTTGAATGGCAATTCTGACACTTTCTGGTCGAGCCGCTATGGCGATAGCGATCAAGGCGCAGCCAATACATCTGGCGTGGGGTTCCGGCGATGCGGCATGGGATACGGTTCCGGTTGTTGAAACCGTGGATCAGACGGGGCTTGTAGCTGAAGTAGGCCGTCGTGCTGCAACTTCCGTGAAATTCTGTGTTCCTGATGAAGCAGGGGAAATCATCGTTCCGACCGGGCGCTTTACTGAAGTGCCGGGGCCATCGAATCATCTCTACATGAAGTTCAACTTTGATTTCCTCGACTCTCCCAGCGCGGAAGTCCGCGAAGCGGGTGTTTTTACCGGCACTCAGGTTGTGTCAGGGCTTCCGGTGGGGCAAACGTATTTTATACCGTCTGAGATACAAGACACTGGAATCCTTCTGGCACTGGAGAGATTCCCAAAATTTTCCCGATCATCCGCTGTTCGTCAGTCATTTGAATTTGTAATTACTATTTGAGGCTAATCAACCATGATAGATGGCTACTACAATCGATTTGATCCGGCGAAAAAATACGAAAAACACCTTTTCCGCGCGGGTTATGTCCTGCAATCATCGGAGTTAAATGAGGTTCAGTCATACGCGGAGGATCGTGTTCGCGGTGTTGCCGATGCTCTGTTCAAGGATGGCGATGTTGTTCGTGATGCGCAGATTATCGTGAACAGCGCTACTGGTGAGGTGCAGTGTCAGTCCGGTGCAATTTATCTGGTCGGCGCAGTGCGTGGGATTCCATCCAAAACCATGACCATCCCGACTACCGGCGTGGTATCGGTCGGAATACGTCTGGTTGAAACTGTCATCACCGAGTTGGATGATCCGGCATTGCGCGATCCAGCCATTGATGTCCGCAATTACCAGGAGTCTGGTGCTGCCAGATTGAAGGTTGAAGCTATCTGGAGTTTCCAGGGTGATGGTGCGACGGGGGAGTTTTACCCGGTTTATACCGTTGAAGATGGCCAGCTGCGCGCCAAGGAAACGCCTCCTAATCTGGATTCCGTTACGCAGTCTCTTGCTCGCTATGATCGCGATTCCGCCGGTGGTACCTATGTGGTTTCTGGTTTGACTGTTAAGGCGCTGGATGATCTTGGAACCGGAGAGCAGGTTTATTCGGTCGGTGAAGGTCGTGCTCGTGTCTATGGATATGGTGTAGAGCTAAAAACCTCCCGGCGTGAAGTGTATCCAGTCATCCCGGATTTGCGTAATATCATTTCCGAGCCTCACACCAGCACGACGGTGAGTGCTCAGCGCGTCGATATCGACCGAACTCCAATTGAGAACATCGCTAGCGTACAAATTACGGCGGAAAAGACCGTCACTCTGACCCATGGCGGTTTTGTTGGCGCACAAGACCCGCTGCCTGACACATCGGTTCTGTCGCTTCTGGAAGTGAAGCAAGGTGGGACTACGTATCTCGCTAATACTGACTACAAGTTAACCAGCGGAAAGGTTGACTGGTCTCTTGCGGGTAATGAGCCTGCTCCTGGCTCAACCTATACAGTTACGTATCAATATATTTCCGAAGTTACCCCGACCGCAATAGACGATACCGGTTTCACGGTAGAAGGCGCGGTAGTTGGTAGTCTCATTCTGGTGACCTACAACCAGAAACTGCCGCGTTATGACCGAATCGCACTAAATGCCTAGGGTGATATTGTATGGTTCAGCGGCGTATCGGCAGAATGGAATCCGCAGGTTCCGGCTGTCCCCGATAATGTCCTCCCATTAGCCACGATCTACCAGGACTGGGGCGCCACGCGACGCATAGAGAATGATGGTGTGCGCGTCGTGCCCATGTCTGACTTGTCTGCGATCAATAGTCGTATCGATTACATGCTGGGCTTGATTGCCCAGCAACGCCTGGAGGGGAGCGCAAGCTTGACCGAAGCAGGGCAGAAGAAAGGTCTCTTTGTCGATCCATTTCTGGATGACTCCCTGCGAGACGCGGGTGTCGCCCAAACAGGTGCAATCTTCTCGGGCGAACTGACCCTACCCGTGACAATCGATCAAGTCAGTTTGATGTCGTCCGATGTGTCTTCCCCGGCATCAATGGCGAGCGATCTGTCTCTTGTTCTTGAGCAATCAGCTCGTACCGGTACGATGAAGGTCAACCCATACATGGCATTCGAGCCGCTGCCTGCCAGTGTCCGCCTTACTCCGGCTATCGACAACTGGACAGTTACAAACACTTCCTGGGCGTCATCCATCACCCAACAAATTGTGGTTGGGAGAGGCCGCTTGCTAATAGGTTTCGGTACGGCCACTGGCGTGCAGGTGCTGTCCAGATCAAGCAGGCCAGCTGAATTTCTACGTCAAATAGATATTAATTTCACGATTTCAGGGTTTGGCCCGAACGAAGCGCTTTCCAGCGTTACATTCGATGGTGTCGCCGTTACCCCTGTTGCGCCATAAGGATAAGAAATGACTATTCAAGCTAATGCTCAAGGTGTGGTTACTGGCAAGTTCACCATTCCCGCTGGCTTGCCAGCAGGAACCAAGCGCGTTCGATTCAATGGTGCTGGCGGTTCCCATGGAGATGCCGTTTTCGTTGGCAATGGCACTATCACCAGCCAGGTTCTCAGGAGTGTCTCAATAACGACGCTAGTATTTTCAGGATTACTAGTTGACCCTCTCGCCCAGACGTTTTCTTTAGAGCAGTCTGCCCAGATCGCGGCGATAGACCTGTGGTTCTCTGCGAAGGGTTCTTCCGATGTGGTAGTGCAGATTCGTGAAACCAGCAACGGCGTGCCCAACCAATCCGTGATTGGAGAAGCAAGATTAGCTCCGTCCGCGATCAGTACCACGGTACACACCAGAATAACACTTACAGCACCCATTCAGCTTCTGGCTGGAGTCGAATACGCTTTGGTTGTCATGTGTGACGATGCCGTGACTGAAATGCGCATTGCCGAGCTGGGCAAGTGGGATGCAGCAAACGGTCGCTGGGTAACCAGCCAGCCTTATCAGGTAGGTGTATTGTTATCCTCCTCGAATGCATCCACATGGACGGCTCACCAAGACCGTGATTTAGCATTCCGGCTACACAAGGCTGTATTCACCCAGACAAATAAAACCGTCTCTCTGGGGAGCATCGCCGTTACTGATGCAACAGATTTGATGCTTATAGCTGCCGAAGAGTTGCCCAGTAGCGTAACGCGAATTGAGTATGAATTATCCCTTCCTGGGGGTGAAACTGTCAGTGTTTCTACTGGTCAGCCTGTACGGTTGACTGCAGCAGTGACTGGTAACATCAGCATATCAGCCAAGATGTATGGTTCTGCAAATGTATCCCCTATCTTATTTCCTGGCACACAGCTCGTAGTGGGATCAGTATCTGCAAACGGCGATTATGTTTCCCGCGCAATCAAAGGCGGAACCAGCATAAGTGTGAAGGTGTTGTTTGATGCGATCATCCCTGGCGGATCATCTGTGACGGTGAAATACAAGGGTGTGGATGCGGGGGACACTTGGGCAACGGTTCCTTATGTATCCTCCTCCCCAATTGACGATGGTTTCTACGAAATGAAGCATGAGATTGCTGGCATCAGCGAAGACATGATTCAGATCAAGCTCGAACTGACCGGCGCTACATCAGCTCGTCCTCGCGTGAAAAATCTTCGTTTCATGACGATATGAGGCGTGTGATCTATGCCTATTGACGACAGAACAGTAAATTTTAATTTACCGTTACCTAGTTCAGATAATTTCTTGTTTGACGATGTTGAGCGAATTAGAGGAGCGTTTGCGCAAATAGACCATGAACTGCATGGTCTATCGTCTTCTTTATTAGGTGTTGGTGGGAATTCTGCTAGCGGTTCCATCACCCTAACATCTTCTTCCGAAACGATTCAGAGCATTACTCCAACAGAAAGCGGTAATTATGTAACGTTGCCTGACGCTACGACGATGAATGCAGGCATTCCATCATTCGCTATTCAGAATGCTGGCTCCCATGATCTGGGTATCATGGATTCTGCCGGGAAGAAGTTGGGTTGGATTCGCTCTGGGCAGACAGGGATTGTTGGTCTTGTGGACAACACAGCTGTTAATGGTGTTTGGGTAACTGTTGGTATTGAAAAGCTTGGTGTAACAGCATCGAAGGGATTTTATTCACTTACGGGCATGTCCAGCTCTTTTAGTATGAAAGCTATAGCGGTTGATCAAAATCGCACACTGATTTTGTTTGGCACCACAGTATTGAATGCCATTGTGTACGATGCTAACACCCGCTCTTTCGGTCAACCAACAGTTGTGATTGCAACCATCAACAATAGTTTAATTGAGGGAATTCTCGCTTCTGCAGACAAAGTTCTGGTGCTCGGAGCAACAGCTAGTGATTTGTGCGGCGTGATTCTCTCCTTGTCCGGAACCACCATTTTTCCTGGCCCGGTCGGCACTCGCTCAACAAACATACCGGATAAGATGGGTATGCTGGTGGAACTTGGAAATTCCGGCACGACATTCGCCTTCACTCAGGGGCGCAGTAGCGGTCCATATGCAGAGATCTGTGCAATTAGTATTTCTAATGATACGGTTGCCATCGGTGATACGCTGGCGCTAGATCGCCCGACAGACAAAAAAAGCGGATTGGTTCTGATTCCGATTTCCGAATCTACTGTGCTGTCGCTCAATAGTGATGGCATCAACATTTCTGCAAAGCCTCACAGTATTTCTGGCATAACAGTGACTCCTGGCAGCGCGGCCTTGCTAACTACAACTATGCCAGAATTTCGTTGGTTAGTTCTGCCTTCAGGACGTGTGGCCGTAATTTACGCCAATTTGGATAAAGCGCATGGAGCTATCATATCCGTTACTGGAATGACAGCGTCCGCTTCTGATGTTGTTCTTGGAGATTATTTTGGTAGCTCTGGTTTTCTATCATCAGGCATAGCTACTGTCGTTGAGTCCGGCAAGGTCGTTGTTGTGAATTATAGTGCTGCCGGTTCTTTATCATCTAATATTTTGACAGCAGACTCATCTGGTGTTGCAGGTGCAGGAACAGCTTCCATTATTCAACTCAATGCTTCACCTGCAAGTTTCAATATTGTTTCCGTAAGTGGAGACGTCATTTCTTTGTCTATTGGAGATGATACTTCTTCCGTGTTGATTAATGTTGACGCATCTGGTGTCAGCCCAGTCATAGATATAGTTGATTCATTCTCCAGCACTCTTTCACGACAGGATTTTGTTGCTCACGCATTCGATAAAGACCAGTTCAATTACCGCATAAATTCTCTTGGGAATGGATCTGCAAAATACGCCCCAAATTTAACGGGATCTGCTGTGGTCCTGGGCTATACCAGCAAACGGATTTTCAAGGTTGACTCACCGGTTATCCGTGCTATGGGGTGGAAAACCAATTTATTTGGCGTATCTCCTAGTGGTAATGACCTGTGGGTCGTAAGCTGTGGTGGGCCGGCTAGTGCAATGATTGCTTGCTTGGAGGCGGCAGAATGAAAAAACTTGTGACTCAGGTAGGTATATTCGGCCCGTATCGTAAGATCGAAGTGCTGAGTGATCGCTATCGCTGTGATGGAGTCGATTTTCCATTCACCGTAGTCGGCGAGAGCGTCATTGAAGATGCACAGCCGGGTGATTTTCCACTACCAGAAGCGCCACAACCTGAAGTACCCCAATCAGTCACCATGCGCCAAGCACGTTTGGCCTTGCTAAATATCGGTAAGCTGAACGATGTGGACGCTGCACTTGCATCCATTCCAGACGAGACTCAGCGCAAGGCTGCGCAGATCGAGTGGGAATACGCACTCGAAGTCCAGCGTAACTACGGCCTGGTACAGCAGATCGCGTCTTCGCTGGGCCTAGATAATAAGACGCTCGATAATTTATTTATTGAAGCTGAGAAGCTTTGACATCCTCCTTCGCCTAGTGCGGATTTTTTAATTTCCTGTCTGAGATTAAGTTGTGGTCGTGACACGACAATGAGTTGGTATTTCTACACTCGTTAAGGGGAACGACTAATGGGGGCAGGCTCAAATGAATATCTAAGCAGAAAATTATCGCTACACTTTACGCTCGAGGAACTAATACATTCAGACAAAGCCATTGAGCTGGGAATCGATAACATACCGCCAAAAGACATAATCAACGGCTTGGTACTGCTTTGTGAGGATGTTCTAGAACCAGTGAGAGCGCACTACGGCAAGCCATTCCGTCCGAATAGTGGATATAGATCGCCATCGCTAAATAAAGCAATCCCCGGAAGCAGCAAAACATCGCAGCACATGCTTGGGCAGGCAGTAGATTTTGAGGTGCCCGGAGTATCAAACTATGATCTTGCTTGCTGGGTAAGGGATAACCTGACCTTCGATCAACTCATTCTTGAAAACTACACATCTGGAATTCCTAGTTCCGGTTGGGTGCATGTATCCCTGAAGCCAGATCAAAACAGGATGCAATGTCTGACGATCAAGGGTAAAAACAAACAACAAGGTTTGATCAAATAAGAGGACATGAAATGTCAGATCCACAATGTCCTCACGCCATGCAGATAGGACAAAACTCAGCGAAGATCGCATCCCTTGAAAAGGAGATTGCCAGTCTAACTAAATCACAACAAACCAGCATTGCAGAGTTAGAAAAAAAATTAAGCAAACTGACTGCGATGGCTCAGAGCAGTGCTATGCAGGTTGTTGAGGATAAGGCCAAGAAATCCGGTTTTATACGCGGTATGCACATGACTGCAACTTTGATTGGTTATGGAATCATCATCGTGGCGCTGATATTGGCCGGAAAAGTGACGGGCGGACTTGATATGTTTGTCAGATTTTTGGGATCTCTTGATCTGAAATAGTGGATAAAACATCAGATCAACTAATCATTGAGTGCGCCCCGTTAGTTAAGCGTATTGCGCGCCATATGATGGTCAAGCTGCCAGCAAGCGTGGAAGTGGATGACTTAATTCAGGCAGGCATGATTGGCTTACTGGATGCAATCAGGTTGCACGGTGAGTTACCAGGACAGAGCTTCCAGAATTATGCATTTACGCGCATTCGTGGAGCAATGCTTGATGCTTTGCGTAGGGCCGATTGTATTGGGAGGCCGCACCGGGAGAAGATCAAAAGGGGTGAATCTGAGGAGGTGATTATCTCGTCTTTTGAAGATGCTCTCGAAGAGGGGTTCGATCTTATCAGTCAGGAAGATACCCCGCTCGAATATCTAATCAAGAAAGACCTTGTAATGAAAGCTGTCGGGTTTTTTGATGGACTCAGTGAAAAACACAAAAAGCTGATGACGATGCGCTATGTCGACGGCGTGAGCTTGCGGGGTATAGGACGAATCATGGGTAAAAGCGAGGCATGGGCGTGTATTCAGCACAAGGAAATTTTAAACCAACTGGAAGGAGTATTAAATTGATAAAAAGGCTGATTTTAATTTCGTTTGTCACGGTGTAAATAGCGGTGTAAAAATGTACCACTGAAGTGCACTAATTTCGCTGCGATCGCGGAATAAAAGTGTACCAGTCCAATGCCTATAAACT